TCTCCGCACTCGGCGCGCTGATCGCCGGCGGTCACCCGCTGAGCATTCTCGCCGCCGCCATCGCCGGACCGATCAAGCCGTTTCGACCGGGCATCCCTTCCGGCGGCATCAGCGCCATGGCCGAAGCCTGGGTGCGCCGCCCGCGCGTGGTCGACTTCGACACCTTGCGCGACGATATCGGCCACTGGAGCGGCTGGTGGAAAAACCGCGTCGCCCGCACCCTGCTGAACTTCTTCCTGGTCAGCCTCGGCACCATCATCGGCGAATACACCGCCGGCATTCACATCTTCAAAAGCCTGCTCTGAAGGTTGGCAACGACGCGTCAGCCTCTGCCTACGCGTTCACGCATGCTACGATTCGCACCACCTGCTGCCGCTGGCGCAGCGCCACAAACGCACTATCAGCCCGGATGGCGAAACTGGTAGACGCAAGGGACTTAAAATCCCTCGACCTCACGGTCTTGCGGGTTCGATTCCCGCTCCGGGCACCAAATATCAGTTTCAGCCCATCCCATAGAACCCCGCCATCCCATACAAGCCGCCACTTTGGCGGTTTTTTTATGCCCATAGCGTCCCGACCCGTCTACTAGAATACCCCCGTAATTGGGGGTACAGTCGGGGGTATCGGCAGGACTGGCCTGCCTCTTGGGAAGGATACCCCCACCATGCCACTGTCTGACGTATCCATCCGCAAAGCGAAGCCAGCGGCCAAGCCCTACAAGCTGGCGGACGGTGGCGGCATGTATCTGCTCGTCAACCCGACAGGCTCCAAATTGTGGCGGTGGAAGTACCGCGTCGCGGGTAAAGAGAAGCTGCTGGCACTGGGCGCTTACCCCGAACAGTCTCTAGTAGCAGCTCGAGCCGCTTGCGCCGATGCTCGCAGCAAACTGAAGCAAGGCGTCGATACCAGCGCCGAACGCAAGCGAGTGAAACAGAGTCGATCGGTAGCCGCTGCCTCTGCCGCAGAAACCTTTGAAGCTGTCGCGCGCGAATGGATGGCAAGGCAGGACGTTGCGGCTGTCACGGCAACCAAGAACGAATGGATACTCGGACACCTGTTCCCTGCCCTTGGTACCCGCCCAATCTCAGAAATAACGACCCGCGAACTTTTGGACGTGCTTCGGGGAATCGAGTCAACTGGCAAGCTAGAAACCGCCAGTCGGGTCAAGGTAAAAGCTGGGCAAGTGTTCCGCTACGCGGTGCTAGAGGGGAAAGCATCAACCGACTTAACTGCCAGCCTGCGCGGTGCGCTCAAGGCTCCAAGGGGCAAGCACCATGCAGCCATTACCGATCCATTGCGTGTAGGCGAGCTGCTGCGCGCCATCGATGGCTTTGTAGGTCAACCCGCCACACTAGCCGCGCTAAAACTAGCCCCGCTGGTGTTTGTCAGGCCCGGAGAGCTGCGCCATGCGGAGTGGTCCGAGTTCGATCTTGACGGCGCTATATGGCGTATACCCGGTGAGAAAATGAAGATGAGGGCACCCCACCTAGTGCCCCTATCCGCCCAAGCCGTGACGGTACTGCGCGAGCTGCGTCTGCTGACAGGTGGCGGCGGTGACTCCCGCTACGTATTCCCCGGATTGCGCACGGCCTCACGTCCTATGTCTGAAAACACGATCAACGCAGCCCTGCGCAGGCTTGGCTACACAGGCGAGGAAATGACCGGGCACGGCTTCCGCAGCATGGCCGCGACGCGCTTAAACGAAATGGGCTGGAACCCGGACGCCATCGAGCGCCAGCTTGCGCATGCCGAGTCAAACAAGGTGCGCGAAGCCTACACAAGCGCAGCGCAATATCTGGAAGAACGCACCCGAATGATGCAGGCATGGGCGGACTATCTGGACGGGCTGCGGGCCGGTGGCAAGATCATAGCGATCAAGCGCCGGGCTGGTTGATCGACACCTACTATTTTCTGGCGACAGCTCGTTATCTGCTTGGTTCTCACCGCCCCAGATGGATCGTTCTTAGCTCACGGAGTTTTCGATCTACCCATACGCGGCATCGAATGTATTTCGCTTCCACGTTCGCCAATTCTACTTTTATGAGCAATTCCTCCCCTTCGCTGGAAAGCTCAAAAATATTTCCGCCCCACCCTCCTATCGAACCGTTTAACCGAATCCCCGTATCGTCGGCGTTCGGTGTCTCGCGTGCGAACCAATGCGCGAAATAAATGTGCTTGGTTGACTTGGGAGGAAGGTCGAATTTCTCAACAAAACGCGCAAACTTCGATCCATCTTGCCGCGTCAAATTGACAACATGGACTGTGCAGTCAAGTAAATATGAGTGCGATCTGTTTTTCACCACAACGGTTGAGCTATAGCCACGAGTGGTCTCGTTAAATACAAAGTCCGGCGATCTCGCCGTGCCACTAATCGCCAAAACAAGTGGTCTCATGAAGCGGTAGGCCTTGACTGGTGAGACCAAGAAAAGATTGATAAAAAATGCGATGAGCATGCCAATCAGGAAACACAGCACTGCGTATTCGAAGGTGTTTACCCAGCCCTGACTTGGGTTGACGCTCAGCCCCCATTGATGCCCCAGATAGACGACGGCGGCAGCATTGACCAGAGTCGCCCACCCGAACGCTGCGCTTATCGCATCACGCGCGGCAAAATTGAGACAGTGACCGAGAAAACTATTTATAGTTGACAGGCGCCGAAAAAATGTAGATTTAGGCTGAGAATTAAGCTTTTTCTCACTCATCATGCATCCTGCTCTGCCTGTCGTCTCTGTGATTCTTGGGCAACTACTTGGCACTTGCAATGCACGCATCACGGGAGCATCCTCTCGTCGTCACCGCAAAATCGGTGACCAGGTTTGGCGACCTGATCAGATCAAGGCGCAGCAGCGCCAAAAGGCGCTTTTTTTGTGTCCGCTGCGTCGCGCTCGCTTTCTGCGGTGGGCGTGCAGGGCAGCTTTCGAGCTGGCCGGGCTTCCTTGATCCTCGGTTCGCCAACCCTGTACGTCCGCCACCCTTACTGCAATGGTTTGGGTTGGTCACTAGAACCCTAGAGACGAGGTGACACATGACAACCGCAAACACTACGAAAGCTTCCGTTCTCGATCCGCGCGAAACCTTTGACGAAATATCTCGTCTACTCGCACAGGCGTCGGCGATTACCTCGCTTATCGGAGATGGTGCCGAAGCCGGTGCCTCTCCCCACCAAATTCAAAACGCCTGCTGGGCGGTAACGGATATGATCGAAGCTGCAAAAAGCCTTGCCTGTCCGCTAGACCGCTAAGAACTGCGGATAGTGATTCTTGATGTTGAAGCCGCGCCCGGGCTGATCCCCGAAAACCTGACACCTTCTCAGGCTGGCGCGGCACCTTTCGAAGGGTGGAAAGGTACGCAACGTGGGCAATGTCATACGCGCGCAGTTTGGAAGGACGCAGAGCTTGCCTATAGCGCAGCTCGATAGTCAGTTCGCTCATATCAAGATGGGTTTTGACAAGGTCGGAGAGGCGCACGATGGGCCTATGGATCCTGCTGTGAGAGGCTTGTCAGATGAGATGTATTCAATTCTTACATCAGAAGAAAGCCAGCGAACAGCAGGAAATGCGTATCTCGTATTCAAATACGCACACCTTTTTTTAGATGGAAAGTGCGAGGAAATTCGCGAAATCAGCGAATCACAGATGATGGCAGGGTTGGTCATTGTCTACATCGTTGTAGGTCATTATGGATTTCATGATCTGCTCGACAAGCTAAAACCCTGGTTCGTAAAGACGTCATTTGAAACTGCCAAGTTTCATCTAAATTCAGTCCTGAAAAATCTGTCTGCAAATCAGCGATCAATTGCAGCGAAACACGCCGCCGACGCTAGTCATGCCGTACACAATGAAAATAGACGACGCGTGCGCGAGTGGTACGCCATGCATAAAAATATGAGCAAGGACGATGCCGCGGCAAGAATGTTCAAAGATCAGCTAGTTGTTGCGGCGTACAGGACGATTCGAGACTATTTGATTGATCATCGGTAATTACGCTCTGCGGCGCAGGCCGTACGCTCTGCTGAGCAATGGGGATTCAGAACGAGACCGTTGATTCATAGCCTAGGCATCACTCAACCAGGTGATGCCATGCAAACCCATACCGATTCCAGCAATGCCGCTACGCCAAACGCTCCCGTTCACTTCCTGCGCCTGCCAGCCGTCTGCGCTCGCACTGGCCTATCCCGCTCACACATTCACCGCCTAGAAGCTGCGGGAAGCTTCCCGCGCCGGGTCAAGCTATCGCCTGCGGCATCGGCATGGGTTGAATCTGAAATATCGAACTGGTGCGCTAGCCGCGTCGCCGCATCTCGCGGCGGTGCCGCATGAGCGCCGAGTTTTTGAGCGTAACCAACGCGGGCGCGCAACGCTGCCCTAGGTTCAATTCCTGCAATGCACCCATCTGCCCGCTAGACGATTGGCAGCACGCCCAGCACTTGCAGGGTGAGGCAGTCTGTTCGCTGCTGCATGAGCTGGTTAAAGAGGGCGGAGAAGCCCGTCTAAGGGCGTACCTACCGGGCAAACTCGTTGACACCCTTGCCGAGGGATTCCCTCAGATAGCGGCACGCTGGGGAGCGGTCCGCAGGCGGCTCAATCGGGCATCGCGCACCGGGTCAAGGATGGAGTCTGGTAAATGCCTAGGTCAGCGCGCGGGGGGTACCGCTGGGGGCAACCCATACCTACCCCTTGCTCAGCTACCCGAACAGGCCAGTACCCACGCAGGGTACCCCCCTAGAACGTCTCCTGGCGTGATCGCAGAGGATGCCGCAGAGGCTAGCCAGTGAGGCCGGGTCGGCGTGAGAGGCATCAAGGCCGCAAAGAATTGGGAACGTTCTTGCCGATCCCTACCGACGTGCTGGCGAGTGAAAATTTCCGCGCGCTATCGCTCAAGGCTAAAGCGTTGGTGCTGGACATCGGCGCTCGCTTTAACGGGTTCAACAACGGCGACCTTTCGGCAGCGTGGGCGCTAATGCAGTTAAGAGGGTGGCGCTCAAAAGATACGCTGTCCAAAGCGCTGAAAGAGTTGGTGTCTGCCGGGATGATCGAGCAAACCAGACAGGGCGGCCTAAACGGCACAAGTCTCTACGCCTTTACGTGGCGACCCATTGATGAGTGCAAAGGCAAGATGGACGTGTCGCCCTCCCGCGTTGCGTCGGGTAAATGGAAGTCGTCCGGCCAGCCAGTTACTACCCTGTCAAAAACACCGATCCCAGTACGCCCATCGGGTGAGACTGGTACGACTGTCGGGCTAGAACCACAAAAAAGGGCGTCGAAATGATCGCCTATCGACCCGATTATCGGGTGAGTCTGGTACGCCGGTCGTACACCTCTAAGAATCTACCAAGGGCTGTGTCTTTCGTCCTGTCGCTGGGGAGCTTCGACCGATGACGACCAACTCGACTATTTCGCCCTTGCTCCTAGCCGCTCTGAAAGCTGCTGACCGAAAACCGGGCTGGAACAATCGCGCTCCGACGATCCGGCGCTTCACGCTTGGCAATTGCGCAGTTTTCGTTGTGCCCTTTCGCCGATGGGCATATCGACGTACTGACCGCGCCGCGGCTAACAAGCAACTACAGCGGACGGGCTGACGCATGATTGACCTACTGTCGCCGCCTGACGAATCCGAGCTACTCCAGGAAGGATTCAGCATCATCGTCATCCCGCCTGACGTATTCGGCCCCGAGCTGACCGCGTTCGCCCACTCCATCGTGCGCAGCGTCTACGCGCTGGCACCTGCAACGAATCCGATGATGCGGGCCGTTTATCGGATACTCGCAACACTCGCGGACGTTGGCATTCGCACGACGGCTGAAACGATCGTGCTGGGCCTGTTGCTGGCATCGGCAAAGATTCACCACATACCGATTCGAACGCCACCGCGCGACTTAGCCAAAGAGGCGGGCGTCAGATACAGCACGTTGCTCAAGGTTCGCAGGGTCGCGCTAGACGAGCTTGGAAGGGTTTCGACGGGCAGCTAAATCGGGAACCTATCCTAGTGTTGAGTTCAGATAACGCCCGCAGAGAACGCCGCCTTGCTTGGCATCTCTCCCGCCCCGTGCCGGGTCATGCACGGCCACCTCGGAACGACGGCATCGATGAATCCTGAAAACGAACTGCCGCCAGCTCTGCGCAAGCCTGAAATTGATTTCATCGTTTTAGGGTTGCCGAGATCGGGAACAACTTGGCTGGCTAACTGGCTCACGACGGATACGAGCCTTTGCTTGCACGACCCGTTCAACTATGGATTGCCCGACCTCTGGCCCCGCGACGAGCGTGCATTCGGAATCAGCTGCACGGGGTCTTTTCTGCTGCCTGGCTGGCTGGCGCAATACGATTGCCCGATAGCGGTCATCGAGCGAGAAGGAGCGGACTGCGATCGAAGCCTGTCACGTATCGGCCTAGAAGGCGTTTCCAGTTTTGCGGAACAGCTGAGGCAGATCAGGGGAAGGCACTGGACCTATCTCGATCTGTGGGACGAGACGAAAGCTGGAGAGCTGTGGGCGTACCTGCGGCCGAACGCACCTTTCGATGTCATTCGCTACCGCCTGTTGCTGGACATGCAAGTGCAGCCCCATCTCGGCCGCTGTAACGCCTACCAGAGCGCGAGGGCACAGGTGCGGGACGCTTATTTTTCAAAGCTCCACTAATCGAACAGACGAGGAAACTAAAAATGGTCGCAGCAATCGTGGGCGCAGCGGGTGTTGCGGCATCGCTGTACGGAGCCAACTAGCAATCAGATGCAGCCTAGAACGCTGCGAATGCACAGACTCAGGCGACACAGCAGGCAGATGCCACACAGCTGCAAATGTTCAACCAGACGGAAGCCGACCAAGCTCCGTTTCGTGGTGCTGGACTCGTTGGCCTAAACCAGTACACGAAGCTTCTTGGTCTAGGTGGAGTCTCGGGCAATCAGCAATATACTGCTGCTGGAACGGGCGGCGGACCCCAAGGTTATGAAAGCTCCGCAGCCGATGCGGCCTACTTGAAAGCAAATCCAGACGTTGCGAAAGACCCCTACTTTTCTACACATCCTTATCAGCACTATCTAACGGATGGATAGAAAGAGGGTCGAAGCTATGGCGTTACTGCTTCGCCAGCACCATCCGCAACTGCGGCACCCGCTGAATCTGCCGCACAACAGCAGCAGGACGCTTTTGCAGCGTTCCGCAATACGCCGGGTTACCAGTTCGGCCTAGATGAAGGCAACAAGTCTGTTTAGGCGAGCGCGGCGGCTGCGGGTGGACTTAATTCAGGCGCCACGTTGAAAGCCTTGCAATCCTTTGGCAACAACTATGCCGATCAGTAGGGATACGAGCCATACATGAACCGCTTAGCTGGCCTTGCCGGCGTGGCTCAGACTGCGACGAACAACACGCAGGCAGCCGGAACGAACTACGCCAATAACATCAGCGCCAACCAAATCAGCTCCGGGCAAATCCGCGCTGGGGGCATCTACGGCAGCGCGAATGCGTGGTCAAACTTTGGACAGAAAGCTGCGCAAGGTCTTGGCTATGGGTTGAGCGCTTATCAGCAGAACTACATTCCTGACGTATCGCCCAGCTACAACCCAGTGCCGCAGATCACCTTTTAACCTTTGATGGTCGCAACTAGAGCAGTTACTAAAATAGGCCGGTCTAGCGAAGGCTGCCGGGGTTTCTTGACGTAATCATGCGCGACGCCGCAGGGGTTTTCGGACGCAACTACGCGCGACCCCTGTTGAGTTTTCCGACGCCATAAAAGGGAACGGGTCCGGCAAAGTGCTGGGAAGTGTCGATTCGCTAGATACCGCCCTGCGCAGCCTCTGGACGCCCTGAGGGCTTGAGTTCAACATGTACCTGCCATGGATTAGCTAAGGCAGGGGAACACATGAAAAGATTTTCGATCGTCGCCGCAGCGATGCTGATGGCCGCATGCGCTGACACAGGCCCTATGAAAGTCGGCAAGGACACCTACACGATTTCAACGCGTGTCGCGTTCGATGGTCCGGCTGGCGCCAAGGGTGAAGCCATCAAAGAAGCCAACCAGTACTGCGGAAGCCTGCACAAGCAGGTTCTTTTACAAAACGAGACATCGCACGAGTGTGCACTGCACGGTGGTTGCGGTGAGGCTGAGATTACTTTTATGTGCCTCGATGAGAACGACCCAAGATACTCGGCTCAGTCGCCGATCCGCTGAAGCTGCGATTACACGCTAGCGTTAGCTCGCTTCTTCCTAGGCCTTGGCTTGTAGGGCCGTTTCCTGACATTGGCTAATCGGTCCGCTAGGTCACCATACCTTGCCGACCCTTGGGCAATGAAATCGGTATCTCGAGTGAAGCTACCTGACGTTTGCCATGGTCTAGCAAGCATCGCGGCATCCAATATCGGCCGGTGATAAACCTTGCGGGCGCCGTGACCATGGGCCTGGATGCCAAGGTCGGTGAACTTTCTAAGGCTCTGCCGAAGGTACTCAGCGGCCTCTTTGACGGTAAACCATTGTTGCCCTGGTTCCATCGGCATTCCCCGCAGGCTTGGGTGTGTATGCATCAGCCTAGGCTTACAGTGCGACGGTGGCTAGGCCGGCAGCTTTGGACCTCCCGCTGGCGCATTGTATGGCTGCCCCGCAAGTCTGGCCCGATCCGACAGGTGTCCGGCAATAGCCGACGCTGCAACGTCAGGTGGAACCGACGACCGGGGCACACTTCACTGATGCGGTGAGTATTTACGCGATCAATGATGATGAGTGTAGTGATTGCCGGTGCGTGGATTGACGTAATGACCGCCCTTGTGAGAACTCCCGTGGCCACCTGAGTAGTGACCACCTTGGTAGCCATAGTGCGCGTGACTGCCTTTCGCGCCTACATTGAAAGAGAGGGCTAAAAGAACGGCAGCAAGTAGTACGTTGAACTTTTTCATGGTTTTCCCTCTGATGGATTGATGGACCCGCAGTCAAAGCCAGCGCGACACGCCGCCGTGATGCGAGCATGTCCCGCGGTGGTTTTCACTAAAGCTGTAACTGGCGTCGCGGCATTGAGCCGTAGCGCCGGCTGGCACCGCACCCGAAACGGTGTGCGCGGGACGATGCACGGAGTCACCCTTGCGGTTGGTATAGCTACCCTGCTCGATGAGCGCAGTTGAGCCAGTTGTGATGCCCTGCGCGCTTTGTTGTGATTGTTGCTGCGCGTGGCCCTGAGTGGCAGCGATGCCGTTTAAGCCAAGCATCGCCAGACATAGAAAGGCTGATGGACCGATTCGCTTGAACATTCCTTATCCCCCGTTTCGTTTGAACGTGGGAAGTAATGCAAGAGGGTTGCCAAGGCTTCGTCCGAACGTGCGGTCCAGACGCGCACACTCGCGCTTACTCATCAATCCGCAATCTATCCACTAGCCTAGCGCCGACAAAATGGGGGTACATTTGGGGGTATAAACCTATCCGATGGCTTGCATAGCCTGCTATCACTCATCTTTCGTTGCCCGCTCCGGCACCATCTATTTCAATCAGTTACAGGTATCACCCATCACCCCGTTGAGCGATGCGTAAAACTGTGCGTAAAACTATTTGCCGCGCCCGTGCGGATTAAGCGATTTCATCGGCTGCTCTTCGCGCACTAAACGCGGCTGTTTCTTCCTTGGGTGCTTGGCGCGATGTTCGCGCGCAGCTTCCGCCGCCGCGGCCCTGGACTCGGCTTCGAGCTTGCGCAGCCAAGGCGGTACGAAATCGGTGCGGCCGCGGCTTCGGTTATACGCATCGCGGTTTCTAAGTGCCATCGGCCCTATCTAACTATTTAATCTAGGCGTGGTTTGGGAAAGCTGCCGTTGCCGGCGTGTATGGTCCACCGTAACGATCCGATGGCTGACCAATAGTCACTCGGAAATCGTCGATATACCCGACAGTCGGATAGCCTTCGTTGTAATAACATCCCAAGAAAAGATGATCTGAACCACCAAGAGTTGAACTATCAACAACGGTCATTAACACAACGCCATCCGCGTAAACTCGGATATTACTGCTTCCATCTCGCTCAACACACCACGCGAAAGGTGTACCTGCGGCAGGAGCATAGGCAACGTTGCTTACGCTGCCCCCGTGGTAAAGCTGGATGTTCCCAGCTCCGTCAAAGCCAAGCGCCAAAGCACTCGCCGAATTTCCAAGAATGGTGTCAAAAATGCCACGAGATGCACCCGTGAGTTTAGTCGTTCCTTCAATACAGAAACGTCCAGAACCGACAGCACCAACGGCTCCCAAAATCGATCCGCCGCCTACATCTAGCGAGCCTTCGCCGAATTGTGCCCAAGCAGTCGTTTCCTTTGGTGTGCCGCTATGGATTGTCCATGCAACACCTTTCTGGTCAGTAAACGCTGTTGATCCATCGCCGTCCTCAAAATGCAGCAGCGACGTGACATAGTCCCAGAAAGGATCACCGCCTGAGCCACCCGCAACAGCGATCGTTTGCGAACTATCAGCCGTCTGCCCGTCCGTAGAATCAACGGCTGCATCAAACGTATAGGACGCGGCTGCGGTCGGCGTACCGCTCAACACGAGGGTTGACCCGACGACGCTCAACGCCAAGCCGGGCGGCAATGCGCCGCTAAGGATTCTAGGATTGAGGTATGGTGCCGTTCCACCCGCAATGGCCAGCGACGATGTGTACGCGTCACCTGAGCTGCCGGCTGCGTATGTACCCGTAAGCGTGAGCGGCGTAGGCGGCGCGACTGCGAGCAGCGTTCCCAGGATTGCATATGTGTCTGGCGCTATGACTTTTAGCTCGACGACATCTTTCAACTTGCCCATCTGCGCTTGATAAGCCACGGTGTTGAAATCTAGCGTCGCCGATCCCGTTGCGGCAAAGAGAACAACGTCAGTTGTTTGCTTGCGCACTTTAATGGAGTCACCAACAAAGAAACCAGCGGCAGCGCTAGGCCCAACGGTGATCGTCCCGTTTGTATGGAGCAACATCCTGTTAGCGTGATCAGCTGCATTTAGCGTGATGTTACCCGCCGTTGTGACCACCGGGTACGATGCGTTGTTCCCTCCGAAATAAGGCAACGCGTTCCACGGAGTGACGCCATTACCAATTTTGAGCTTGTTCGTGTCCGACTCGTGGCCGCCCTCGTCGGGCAGAAGCACCTCGTTGGTTGCTGTCCACTCGGCAGCCGTACCGTACCGAAACTGAAAGCGGTAGTTGAGAACCTGCGTCATGTGCCGGTCTTCCCGCCGTTGATGATGATGGTTAGGTCTGGCGTATAAACGCAGCTCACGACTGGGTCATCCGGTACCGACTCGCCGAAGCCGATCGTTCGAAAATAAAGCGTCTTTCCGGCAAAGCTGGTGTCGATAGGAACGAAATACACCGCGTCGAGCATGGTGAAAGACTCGCCCGCGAGGTGCAAAACTTCGACCGTTCCTTTCAATCCTCGCGTGACATTCGTCAGCTGGTACTGGGCCACCGTCGGCTGCTCTGTAGCAGTTTGAAACTGGCCAAGTTCAGAGACACCCGATGCGGCGGTAATAGCAAAACCGTTTGCCTGAGCGGCGATCTGTTCCGGCGCAACCGTTTCGAGATTGTCATTCACCTGCACAGTGATCGGCTCATGTGTGCCAGGCTCATCGACCGCGAGCGTTCCCATCGTCGACTTTTGCGAAATAGATGCCACCGTGTTCCAAGTCACTTGCCCGTCGAGTGACATCTGGACCGCGCACCCTGCCCAACTGCTTGACGGCGCGCTTAGCAGCGAAGCGGCAGCGAGATACACCCCATAGGTATCCTGTGGTCGCAGCGACGGCAAATTGAGAACGAGCAACGTTGATGGCCCGGAGTATGGCGACGTGGGCGGTTCGGGTGGGTTGCCTGCGATGGCTTGAACCAGCGACGTGTAGGCCGACTGGCGCTCATACCGTTTGGTTAGTTTCATGTAATTCTGGCTGATGACGACCTCGTCGAGGACGTAGCGCTTGCCCCGGAAAATCACTGCATCCCCCGAAGCGAGAGACAAATAGGTAGCGCTCGACATGGCGAACGGCACGGAATCTTCGATCGTCCCTTCCAGTGTCGCGTACGCCACTTTGAGCGCTTTGTCTGCTGCTTGCTTCGCCGTCGTTGCGTCCATAACCACCGGAATGTCAAATGCCTGATCGCCGATGGCCTTGATGCCGATCGCTGTACGCCCAGCTGGTACTTGGCACGTGAAATAGTTTTGCGCAGGATCGTAGTAGCTGGCCACGATTCGCTTGGGAAACTCAGTCTGCTGATTGCGCAAATTCTTGGTGATGTACCCGTCGTTCGCATCGTTGCCGGCTAGCAAATCATCCTCGTCAATCGTGAGAACGGCATCCGCCCCGTACATTTTGAAATTTAGTTTTGCATCGAACTCCGAAGCGTATGCGAAAAAAGCAGCAAGCAACGGGGTCAGTGCATCCGTGCCGCTCGACTGACGGGCGATGGGATATCCGAGCACGGCGATACTGTTCAACGCTGAAACGTCGAAGTCGGACGTCTGCAATCCGCCACGCAGACAGATGCGAGTGCAAATCTGTTCCAAAGCCACCGACCCTGGAGCGACGGCACCTTGGCTCACAACCAGAGAAGCATAGGAGTAATTGCCTGGAGCTGATGCGTCGGTTTCCCGCACGCGCATCGCAACGAGGTTGATCGACTCGACGTTTGTGCCGGGTATGGTAACGACGTCAGTCCCGAATACTGCGCTACCGTCGGCTTGATCTAAAATGAGCGCGCCGTTCCACCATACCTGCGCATTGTTGTCGTGTGACGCCGATAGGGTAAGCATCTGGCCTGGCGTCGCGTTAACGCTGCGACGTAGCCAGATAAGCTGTCCCTCGTCGGGATTTGGACCTGGTGTATGCACAACTTGACTACCTGCAGCCGGACCGCCATTGCCGAAACCGCCACGACCAACAGCCCAGCTTCTGTCGTCGAAAGTCGGGCTGGAATAGTCCGTGCTGCTGCCCGGATCGAAAAGATATTTCCAGCTCGGGTCATCGTAGGGAACAACGACGCCGGCACTGCCGCTGTCTTGAACAGTGAAAACGAAAGACGGAATACGATTGCTCGACATCGTGGTCAAGTTGAAATCGCGGAACACCACGACAAGACTGCCGCGGTAGGAGACCTGATTGCCAACGCCCGTGATCGCTTCGAGAGTCGGATGCGGTAGTTGCCCTTCATCGCCGAACATGAAATCGACGTTGGCTTTCCACTTCGCCGAGTCGGACAAAATCGTGCTACCTGGCCGCACGTCATAGACGATATGGCCATCTTGTTCCACGATCAGGATCTGTCCCATCGAGCTGTCCCGCAATGAGCACGACTCGCAAACGAGAATCGCGAAGTCCTGGTGAGCTTCGTAGTGGTGAACGCTTGGACCACCTTTGCCGCTACTGTCTTTGACTCTAACCTGGCGCCGCGGGCTGTACTGTACGATCGTACCTGCGATGCGCGCAGTGCCTTGCACCCACGGTATAGCGATGCCGTCGGTCGACTGCTGGGTCTGGCCGTCGCCGATCTTGGGGCCGTTGATCTTGGTCGGGTCGATGATGCCGCCCACCAGGCCACCGATCGCCATGCCGATCTGAGCACCTGCAGGTCCACCAATCGCGAAGCCGGCCACGCCGCCGATGACAGTGCCTATCTGCTGGCCACTCATGGTCGATAAACCCCGTTCTCGGTGATGTAGCTACGCCAAACATCATCAAGGCGATGCTCGACCACTTTGCGCATCGTCAGATAGGCATGGATTACCGACAGGCCACCGTAGATGTAGTCGCCGATAATCGCGACGTGCTGTGGCTCGCCCCGAAAGCGCATGAGTACGATATCGCCGACGCGTGCTTGATCCTTCGCTAGTGGTGCGCCAAGATTTTCCTCCAATATGTGCTCCAGTCGGCCGCCCATCGGCTCCCGGCTGTAGGCCTCCATATCGACTGTCGGCTTGCCCAACGCGGCTAGGCACACCTGAGCAAGCCCTGCACAGTCAACGCCGCGATCGCTGCGGCCTTGGTGCCGGAAGCGGATACCTTTGCGCGCGCGCGCAGCGGCCACAAATTGCGCGGTCTCTTCAGTGGTAAAAGGCTCCCCAATTGCCCGGCTCATGAAGGCTCAACCGATGGCGACTGGACGTCGGTGCCCGTACCTCGCGGCAACTCAGGCTCGGCCCGCATGTTGGGCAAATTTCCGTAAGCGATACAGGCCGCTTTTGACTTAGCGCAGTCGCGGCGGATCTTGAAGGTGTCGGCAGCCGCGATAGGGTTGGGCATCGGAATGGCCAGCACGATCGTTGCGGTCGCTGCTACGTATGACTCGATCTCGCGCTCGACGCCAGCATTGGCGCCCGTAAGCATATGGACGACACCAGGCGCGAAAAAACCGTCAGGGTTGAGCGTGATCGTTCCGGACCAAGACTCGACTTCACCGGCTTCGGGCGGCGCGAACGGCGAACCGCTGCCCGAGCCTGGGCCGTAGAAGATCACGCCGCCGCCCTGGTCGGTCCAGTACTTCGGATCTTTGACCGCGCCGTCGGCGTACAGCGCAGTGATCGTGTAACCCGACGTCACCGGCTCGCCGGCGGTGTCGACCAGCTGGAACGTGCGGTTGATGCCGTCACCGGTGGCGAAATACTGGTTAGTGATCGGCGCCGTCGTGGCGCCGGGATCGACGTCACCGCCCGGTGGCGACAGGCAGCTGAACTCGCGATCGTTCTCTGCGCCGACCGTGCCGACCGTGCTGTTGTACCAACGCAGGGGCACCTTGCAGCGTTCGTCGCCGAAATCCGCGCGGCAAGTGATCGATGTCAGCTCGATGAGCGATGCCTGCTTGAGGATCTGGCTTAGCGAGCGGAGCTCGATCTGGCACGAGAGGTCATCGTTCGTCGTGATCTGACCGACCTGGCCGCCGTTCAAAATGGCGTGGCCCATCGTCAGATCCTCGTAGTTCACGAGGTATTGAACGAAGCGCGCGCTGTCGTATAGGCCGTCTTGGATATTCTGCGGCGTGACGCCGTCGAGTGGGTATTGGGCGATCAGGCCTTGAGCTTCGGCGTTGTCTACGGTCAGATCGGATTTCGTGTCCGTATCCGATGCCGTGTAGCCGCAAGCGGCGTAATAGGTGATCGGGCCGCTGCCGGTGCCATCGTCGTAGACGATGTCGCGATCCAGCGTAGTTATCCCGAACGCTGGCAGGGTGATCGGGGTTATTTTCAGCAGGCCACACGTGGTGGTGGCCGCGCCGGCGAGGTGCGCCGCGAGGGCGGCAGGTATGGTCCGGCTCATTCGTCGAGTACTTCGATCAGGTCGAGCGTGCCATTGGTGAAGAACCCGGTGCTGTTCTTGTCATCAATGGTGAAAGGCATGGTGTCCGCGTCGAAGCGGACCTGTATGAAGAAATTGCCGGTCCAACTCAGCACCGCACCTTCGGCCGGTGGCGATGCGAAGGTCACGGATCCATCGAGCTGGGAAACGACAGCGGTCGTTGCTACGCCGTTGACGTAGATGATCACGCCCGCGGCGGGCTTGGTAATGATCCGCGTGTAGGTGCCGCCGCCTAGGGCCGATATCTTGGCCAACTGGTAGACGGTCTTCACGCCGTCAGCGGTGTCGAACTGGGCGTTCGTCGCTGAGTAGTCGGCCCAGTCCTTGTGCAGGAACGTGTGCAGGCTGCCGCGCATCACCAGGAAGACATCCTTGATGGCCAGATACGCTGCGATGCTGATGTTTTTGTAGGCTGGCGAGTACGTGTGTCGAACAACCGCCCAGTCGCCGTTGCGCTTTTCCCGGCCGTTGGCGAGCTTCTGGATGTTGGTGCTGAATTCGGGCGTACCCGTCCAGCCGAAGCCCGGCACCGCGGCTATCTGGATGGAATAGAACATCAGCCGTTCCTTGAGGATGCGACGCGCTGCTTACGCGCGATCGCGTCAGCCGTTTGGGTTGCGGTGCGCCGGGTGCTGGTGGGTTGCACGTTGACGTTGGTGATCATCGTCGTGCCGCCCTGTGTCATCTTTTGCATCTGGCTGTTCGGCGTGACCTTGCCGGGCTGGCTGCCCATCATCAGGTAGTCCTGACCGCCGACCGTGAGCAGTTCCGGGCCCACTTCGTTAACGCGGTAGTTGGCGCCGGCCGCGGCGCTGCCGCCCGTTGCCAGACCACCGGCAAGATTGAAGATCGGAGCCGCGCCGATGGAATCGCCGCCGAGTAGGCCGCTCGACGTGAGGGCATCCGAACCGCTGCTGCTGGCGCTTCCGCCGCCGAAGCCGAACGCGTTGGTCAGGTTTCCCCAGAAGCTCCCCAGACCGCCTGCCGTGGATCCCGGAGTGGCGTTGCCGGTCAGGCCGAAGCTGTCGAACAGCGCCTGGATGCTTTTGTCGGCAAGGAACTTGAGCGCCTGTACGTACATGCTGTCGATCAATGAGCCGAACGCCTTCTTGGCGGTTTCCGTGCCGGAGACGAAGCTGGCAAAGGCGTCGCTGAAACCGCTCAGCGCGTTGGTGGTGAATTCCTTGGTCTGCGCGGCCATGTTCTGCTGTGTAGTCTGGAAATCCTCCATTGCCGCGCGCACGCCGTTCATGCCGTCGAGCTGGGACGCCTTGACGTTGTCCAGACCCTTTTGGTATTCGGCCTGCGCCTGCGCCTGGAAGCCGGCGATCTCCGCCAGGTGCATGTTGTAGAAGTCGCCGCCGATGCCGTTGGTGGTGCCGACGTTCTCCGGCTGAGTAGCCTTCTTGTTGAGCGCCGCGACGTCGTTGGCGAATTTCTGGCGGATCTGAAGCTCGCCCTGCAGGCGCTGCTGCACTTCCTGGCCATGGCCCACGCCGGCATCGGCAATGGCGTTCTGGTCGATCTGATCCTGCAGCGCGGTCGAGAGCTTGTCGGTGAGCGCGAGCGTGTCGGCGATGCCCTGCTGGCGCTCTTTCTCGGACTGGATCGACTTCTGCAACGCTATGTCGGTGTCAGAGAGCGACAACAAATACGCGCGCTGGCTTGCAGTGACCTTCAGCGTGCCGGAGTCCATCTCTTGTATGAGCTTGGCGCGATCCTTCTCGGCCTGGGTGACCTTGGCGCCGACATTCAAGCTTTCCTGATCGGCGGCGATCTTGCTCTGGATGGCCTGGACGGCGTCCGCATATTTTTTGGCCATCTCATCGGCTGCTGCGCTGATCAGCGAAAGCTGTTTGGGCGCAGCGGTCGGCGCTTTAATCGAATCCAGCGAATGATCGGTTGGCTTCGGCGCGAACTGGCGCGTCGTAGCGGCGAACATGTCGTCGCCCATCTTCTCGATATCGATATTCGCCTTCTTGTGGGTGGCGTCGAGCTTCGCCAGCTCATCGTTGTACTGCTTTGTCGCATCCTTCGCTGGGCGAATGGCATCGGCAGCTTTGGTGTAGGCCGCGGCGATCTTGTCACCGCCGAGGAAGTCCGGAAGCTTGGCGGCAGAAGCCGCGGCGGATGCGAGCTGGTCAGCGATCGCGGTCTGGATTTTGCCGATTGCGATCTTGACCACGCCGACGATCGAGGCCCAAGCCACGTTCGCGGCATATTCGATGTTCTCCCACCACTGGGCCGCACCGACTACAAGGCCATCACCGAGGCGCGCGACAATTTCAAACTGATCACGCACATACGTGCCAATTTCCCAGCCAGCGAGACCTGCTCCAACGACGTTGAAAGCGATGCCTAACAGGCCGATGTTCTTCTTTGCTTCGGCGAAGCTGCCAGCAGTAGCCGCACCCCATTCAGACTGAGCTACGATCAAGCCTTTCACGGCCGTCGTTTGCAACGCCAAATTCGCGACCCATTCCGACCCAAGCCGGATCGCATTGAGCGAATAGACAGTTACAAGGATCTCGCCCAACAGCTTGGCTGCATCGATGATTTCACCGATGTGATCTGCAACGTCCTTTGCGCCAGACGATATTGCAGCTAAAACCGTCTTCCAATCCTCACCTCGGAAAAATCCAACAGCCTCCTGCGCAAGATCGGCCAACGCTGGAGCTAGTGCAGTGACCAACTGGTTAGCAACGCCTTTGCTGACAAAACCCAACTGCTCAAGGCTATCGTTGAATTCTTCGGCAGCCTTGGCCGATTTACCTCCCACCGTGAGGCCGAAGTCGTCGGCGAGCTTCATGTAGTCGGCAAGACCCTTGCTGCCACCGTTGAGCAAAGGGATCAGATCCGCACCGGCTTTACCAAACAGCCGAGTGGCGACAACCGTCTTTTCTGTCGAATCCTTGTAGCCCGCGATTTTGTCAGCGACTTGGCCGAAAAGCAGCTCTATCGGCTTAAGGTGGCCACTGGCATCAGTTGCAGAGACGCCAATAGATTTGAAGGCATTCGCCTGCTCTTTGCTGCCATCGGCCGATGCTGCTGCAGCCTGTCCGAGCTTAATTAAGCCTTTCTGAAATGCGTCGTTCTCTACCCCCGCCTGCTTTGATGCGAGCTCCCATCCAGAAAGGGTTTCGGTAGAAACACCGACTTTCTGCGACAGCTTGCTGATGGCATCCTGAGCATCGATCGACGACTTGACGAACTCGCTGATGCCGGCGAGGGACAAGCCGGCGCCGAGAACTGCTGCAATGCTTCCCAGGGTCGCGCGCATTTCTGTTGCGCGCTGGTCTGCTATGCGTGCGGCGCGCCCGAGATCAGACTCGAATTTTGCAATGCGGGCTTCGAGGTCGATGCTTACGCTACCGACGCTGTTGTTCGCCATTTTTCATTCGCCCATAAAAAAGGCCTGCTCGATGGCAGGCCTAGTTGAGATTTATTGGTCTTGCACTACGCGATTGCGCTTCTACAGTGCGGGCAAATCTTCGCTTTCTTTTGTGTCCACTCAGCGCATTGCGGGCACTTACGACGGCCGCTCGAAGCAAAAAACATCAGGATTGCCAGAGGCCCAAGCATCATGCCGCCAATCAATCCACTGGCCGTTCCAAAACCGCGCGCTTGTGCTGCAGCGATGCCAATCAATGCGCCCAAAAGCACCCAAAACATGACCATAGCAACCTCCCTTTATGACTAGGTGGTTGATTCTGGCATATACACAATAGAGATGCTGACCCTTGGAAATTCCTTCTCTCGTGGAGCAAAGAAGCTGACAACTGTTGCTTGCATCTCAATGCCGGAGTCCATCAAAGGGGCCAGCCTCTTGGCCAACGGCGCCTTTACGTGGCCTATCTTTGCAACCCGCCGGCCAAGCCATCCAGTTTTGACCAGGATTACGGCGATCGCGTTTCTGTCGTAAGGATTCTGTGGCTCCCTACGAAGATCAATTCGAGCACCTACTTTGCAGTGCCTTCGAATAAATGCCGCAGGGTCACCATCCTCATTGAGAAATCCAGTTCCTGCGACGATCGCTGCGATCTTTTTCAGTGCTGGCTTACCCATGCCGACTTCCCGGTCAAGGAGACGCGGGAAGTCTGCCACAAATCAACCACTCCCCTGGAAAGCCCGCATGATCGTATTGAAGTCGTCTTTCGGATCAGGCTCGAACGGATCATTGATCAGCTGATCGAACTGCAGATCGTTGTTGCCTGCCGCACGGGCAAGGTAGACCACGCATTGCGCCAGAAGATTGTCCCGCCGGCGGTCGCCATCGATCGGCCGGACGGTGTGCATGATCTGCCAATCCATGAACTGGCGCTGGGAAATGCGCCGCTTGAGGCGGCGTACGTTTGGCTCGCGAAACGTCAGGGCGAGGAGATGCCAAAAGTATTCCTCGCCGCCCTGCTTTAGTCCCCCGTTTTAGCCTCGGTCTTTTCTTTCTCGAAGCCGTTCACCTCGAGGATGACCTTGACCAGCTCCTGACGGAAACGGGCCGGCATGCTCTTGGCCTGCTCGAGGGTGATGGGCGTTACCGCGCCGTCATCGCCCAGCATGGCGACGGCCGCGACGACGAGCCGGGCATCGAGCGTCTTGGTTTTCTCGGGATCGGGCTTGTCGGTGCCGGTCTGGAAGATCGCCTGCGACTCATCGCCGGTGATCTCGCGGAAGCGGAATGCCTTGGTCTTGCCGCGGCGGGTGAATTCGCGATCCACATACAGCGGGTCGAAGAAATCGTCGTTCGTGCTCATGGGTGTTCACCGTTTGATTGAGGATGCTGCGGCCGCGCGGCTGCGCCACGGTGGACAGCGCAGGGGAGCCCGCGCGACCGCAACAAGGGTTTCACCGTTGGGTGAATCGGTGGCCTACGCTTACGGCGTGGCGGGGATCAGATCCCACGGGCCGCTGCGCTGAATCGTCAGCGTGTATTTCCAAACGCTGTTCGCGTCCATAGCCCAGGCGATATCGGCGACATAGCCCTGGAAGGTAAAGCCGGTGCGCGCGGTGGGTGGCGTGAGCACGCCGGCGGCGACCGTCGGCGCCGTGGTGCCGTCGTTGCCGCCGAGGTACCACTCGACCGTATCGCCGGAGTCCTTGAGGGCGACCAGGTCGGTGAAGACGCTGTCGGCGGTGTCATAGATACCGCCGACCGTGATTTCTCCTGGATCCGGCATGCCGCCTTCGGACTCCATTTCGACAGAGCTGAAGCACGTCACGTCGATCTTGTTGCGAGCACCGCTCAGGCCGGAGAACGACGTGATGCAGGCCAGCTTCAGTGCCGTGGTCGGGGTGTTGGCAACGAATAGATCGGTGCCCTGGGTTTTAATCTTTGCCATGCTGATTTCCTCGTGAGGGGTTTTTGCCGCGCACACAAAAAACCCGCCACAAGGGCGGGTGCTGTCCATCGATCCGGCGTGCGCGCCGGGGTCAGGATTGGGTTAGCTCAGGGTCACAAACGACCAGTCGATCGTCGCCCGATAGAGCTTGGTTTCTTCGCCCTCGTAGTCGCTCATGCCGCTGGCCAGGTAGCCGTTTCCGGCGAGCGCGAGACGGCATGCCGCGGCGATCGCCTGGGCCGTCGGGTAATCGCCGGCCCAGCAGTCGATGGAGACTCGGTCGTAGTCGACGTCTTCCGGGCTGGCGAAGTACTGCTCGGTGCTGATGCCGATGGGCGTGAACACCACATAGGGCCTCACAACGGACTGCGGCGCGATGATCGGGTAGATGCGGTCGCCCACCAGCGCGGCCAGCGCCGCATAGGCCGATAGCACGGGATAGACGCGCGGATTCATGCCCCACCCTTCTTGGCTTGTTCCACGGCCTTGGATACCTGCGCGGCAAGCGCGGCGGTGAACGTATCGAGCGCCGCCGTTTTCTTGCCTTCGAAGGCCGGCGTGAAAAATGGATGACGCGGCATCTTGCTGGTGCCGAATTCCAGAAACTTGGCGTAGAACACGGCGCCATAGGTGCTGTAGCTTTTGCCCAGCTTGCCGAGCCGGAGATTGCGGGCATTGGCGGCGTACTTTTTCCGCTGCTTGCGCACGCCGATGGTGTAGTGCTCGTTGGCGCCGATGTTCTGCGGCGCGCGATCACGAAAGATGGAGATGCTGTCACGCAGCAGCCCGGGCGTATGCCACTTGTCTGCCGGCCCGGCGTACACGGGCGCCTTGGCCTTGACCTCGTCCCGGATGACCTTGGCCGCGGCGTACAGCGCCTTGCGCAGCGGGCCGCCGTTCTTGCCGCTGATCGCCGACGGCAGCGCGCGCAGCGCCTTGAGCGTTTCATCCAGCCCGGTGATGTTGGCCAGCTCAGCCATCGTTGACACCCTCGGAGCACGGCAACGTGATGTATTCCAGGCCCGACAGGTTGTCCGGCAGCGCGCCGGCGATGTTGTAGATCTGCCCGCGGAAGGTGATGCGCATGCTGGCGAGCAAGCCGGGCCGGTAGCGGATGGTGATGCGCGTGGTGATCTGTGACTGCACGGCTTGCGCCGCGACGAATTCCTTGGCCGATAGGGGCACGACTTCTGCCCGAACGTTCATCGGCTGGCCCGCGCCATCCGTGAGAAACGGTTGCCACGAGGTAACGGGTGCGCCGGTAGCCTCGTCGCGCGTGGTGACCTTTTTCTCGATCAGCACACTATGGCGAAGACGGCCAGCCGCCAGACTCATGGATACACCAGCACAAAGGGGAAGATGAGGTTGTCGACGGTCGTGTTTTCGGTGAGCCTCGAATCGACCCAGCTTTCGCGGTTCGAGTAGAGCTCGCCGATGATCAGCTTCATGGCTGCCTTGAGCGCCTGCGGCACGTCTGCAGGTTCGCCATAGCCGACGCCGTATTCGATCTTGATGCCACCAATCTGCCGGCGAATGGTCGGCCACGGCGTATTCCAGAGCGGTGTGATGCGCGCGCCCTCCCCCGACAGGTCCACCACGTAGGCGGAAGGATCGAGAGTCTGCTGCGTGCCATCGCTGTCGATGTAGGTGAATGACGTGACGCCGGACGAAGGGCCACCAGGCAACTTGATGGGTGCCTGGTGACAATAGCGCTGGGCATTGGCATAGCGCGGGAAGTCATCGAGCGTGAGGCGCCACGCCTGAGTGACAAGCGCCCTGCCCGTACGTGACTCAACGTGGCCGCGCGCCGCGCTGATCAAGGCAGTGATGAGGTCGTCGTCATCGTCGATGTCGACACGCAGATGCGCTTTGGCCTCATCCAGCGTCAGCGGCTCTTCCTCCGGCGCCTCGATGACTTCTATGCCCATGAACATCGATCAGTCCTCGATCGCTTCGTCGGCCTTGGCCTTCGGGCGTGGCTTGGCCAGCGGGACCGCATCCGGATGCGCATCGATGTTGCCGGCGGCGTGATGGCCAGCGACATCGGACTCCGACCCTTTGAAAAGATCGTTCGGGCGGTATTCGACATCGTTGTAGGTGAACTTCTGAAGCACGCGGCCGCTGGTCGCGCCTTCGGCCGGATTGTCGGTCGGCTCTTTGGGAATGCGTGGAGGCATGGATGGATCCTCTTGAAAAAATGGAATGCAGAAACGACGAGGCGCCCGAAGGCGCCGCGTCGAAAGTGCTCAGTTGGTGCGCGGCTGACCGATCAGGTGGCCGAGTTCTGGAACAGCGACACCGGGCCGTTGGTGCCGGCGGCGGTGTAATTGCCACCAGAACGCTGCCAGGCGAGGAAGCCGACCTGACCCTTGGAGGCGTAGACCGAGTCCGTGAAGCGGAACATCGTCAGATCCATCACATCGCGGATCTTGTAGTAGCTGAAGTCGCCATACGCGATCGACTTCGCATTGGCGGCCATGGCCGGCACGTCTTGGTTGATCTGCACCGCATCGCCGAGCAGCGTGTCCGGCGCACCGCCCGGAACCTGCAGCTCATAGCCCGGAACGAAAATCGGGCGCCCGTTGTCATCCTTGATCTTGCGGATGACCTTCATGGTGGAGTCGGCAAACATCCACTTGCACTTGTTGACCGCGCGATAGCCCGGGTCGACGGAGTGCTGCAGGTCCACCAGGTTGTCGTAGATCACGCCGGTGGCGCCGCCGGTCGCCGCAACGACACCCACCGCAGCCGCAGTGAACAATCCATTCGGCTCGCCGACGCCCGAGCCAACCGTGAACTTCTGGTTCTGGATGCGGCCAAGGCGAGTGGCAATGCGCGCGACGACGAAGCCTTCGATGTCGACGTTCGAATCCTGGATCAGTTCGATCGGCACCGTGATGATTTTCGAGCCGAACTTATAGGTCAGCAGCGGAACCGATCCGAACGTGATGTCCTGTGACGCAGCTGCCGTGTTCTGTGCCACGATTTCGCCTACTTCCGCCGTGCCATCGCTCGTCGGATAGTCGATCTCGCCGCCCTGGCTGGTGGTGAATACGTCGGCCACCTGACGCATACCGCCAAAGGCCTTGATCGCGTCGATGACCTGCGTCGCGACTTCGGTCGGAACGGTGTAGCCGCCCTGACTTGGGGTCGTGGTCGACATGGTGTTACGAACAGCCTTGATCTCATTCGCGTCCAGGCCGTCCCAGCCATTGGCCAAGAAACGGTTGAAGATATCGCGCGGGCCGCCAGCTTCGATGCCCTTGCGCACCACGCCTTCGCGCACGACGTTTTTGAAGCGCTCGTCGGCGTCCAGGTCGAGCACTTTCTGAGTGCGATCGATCTGGCCTTCGAGATCCTCGATCTCGCGCATGGCCTTGTCGTAGAACTCCTGATTTTCCTTGGTCCACTGGCCGTCCTTGTTGGCGTCCATATAGTCGCGGACTTCTTTTGCACGGGCGCTGCGACGCTCCCGGAGAGCTTGAATACTCATGGGTCTATTCCTCTGTAGGCACAAAAAAACCGCCATGCGGCGGCTCGGGGGGCATAAGCGCAGCGCGGCGCTTAGGCGGTTCGTTCGATCAGGCCGAGACGGCGCTCATTGCGGGCGCGCAGATCGGCTTCGTCGATCGATGGGGTTGCCTCCGGCTCAGGAAGAGCCGGCGCATGTTCGTAAGCGGTGAGGTTCCACTGTGCGGCGTTCTTCGCGCTGGCCTTGGAGGATCCTGTGGCGACACTGTCAGCGAGATTGGCCGCGACCGCCTCCTGCGCGGTGAACCACGTTTCGCTGGCCATCCACTGCTGCGCCTGGTCAAGCGTAGCGCCGGAGCGCTGCGCGTAGTCTGCAGCGATCGTGCCGTCGATCTTGGCCAACAGCGCGGCCGTCGACGTCATATCTTCTTTGTTTCCGATGACCAACGTCCAGGCGTTGTGCACCATCAGCATGCTGCCGTCAGCCATATCGAGCTCGTCGCAGCATACGGCGATGGTGCTGGCTGCCGAGGCGGCCAAGCCGTCGACGTGGCCAATGAATTTGGCAGCGTGGTTGCGCATCTGCGCCACCATGGCACGCGCTTCGAACACGTCGCCACCCGGCGAGTTGATGCGCAAGTGAATGGTGGGCGCCGTGATGCCGGCCAGCGCGTTGGCGAACGCCTGCGCCGTGACGCCGTCGCCCGTCCAGAAATCCATGCCGATCACGTCATAGATGAAGATGGTGGCTTCATCCGTTGCAGCGTTCTCGACGCGAAAGTTGCGTGGCTTGGCCGCGTTGTCGCGCAGCAGCTGGAAGATGCGATTTTTCATGACTTGGTGGCTCCGGACGGATCGGGCGATGAGTTGGTTTTGCCCGCGGCGAGCTGCGGGACGAAAAGCGTTCCGCCGCCATCGATGGGCGGCAGGTTTTCTTGCTGGCGCACTTCGTTTGGCGTCATCCACGCCGGCGCCTGAGTGCCGCCGAGCGCCGCCTGGTAGAACGCTGTGCGCGCGGCTGTGTCGCCGCGCAGCGACGCGTCGGTATCGAAACGCATGAAGTACTTGTTGCGCAGCGGGAACAGCTTGCGGTTGAGCTCCTGCTCGAATCGAGTGATGTGCGGCTGCAGCGTGTACTGGACGAAGCCGCGGGACATCGACTCGATCCCGGTGCCCCACGAGGTCTGCTTGTCAGTTTCACCGACCATGAAAGGCGGCACGCCGAACGCCCGGGCGATATCGATCACCTGCCATTTGCGCGACTCGAGCAGCTGCGAGTCGACCGCGTTCATCGAAAGCTCTTGAACGTCCAGCCCTTCGGTCAGGATGAGCGGCTTGCCGGTGTAGCCGGTGCCGCAGTAATGCTCGATCCACGCCTCGCGGAAGTCGTGCTGCTGCTTCGGAGACATGGTCTTCGGCGACTTGACGGCGTATTGCATATGCGCGCCGCTGCCGAAAAACTGAGCAGCAAACTGGTCGGCGGCGAGCGAGACACCGATGGCCTGACGCGCGGCCCAGCCGATGACCGAATAGCTCGACAATCCATTGAAGCCGAAACCCGGGAAATGCAGCACGTCGTCCTGATCGGCGACGAAGTACTTCTGCGTGCCCATGTCCGAGTATTCGCTGATGCGGTACAGCAGACGATCGTTGATGCGCTGGATCTCGACGTTCTGGCGCGCGATCGGCACGACGCCAACAATGTCCGGGCTGTATGGATTTTTTCGAACGATGTAGGCGATGCCATCGCCGCGCAGCAGCATTTGCGCGGTGACGAACTCCCAGAACGTCGATGCGCTGAACCGCGGCGTCGGCTGTTCGTTGAATAACTCGGTAAATGGGTGGTTCGGGACGACCGTCGAAACATCGCCAGCGCGCTGATAGACCGGAATAGGCGTCGACGCCATCGCGCCGGCGATCAGGCGTACGCAGGCGAACACGGCCGACGTGCGCATGGCGGTGAATTCGGTGACAGGCGCCCCAGAAGCCGTCAGAACGTCGCCAAAGATGCGCGCCATTCCGGCCGGATCAGAGGATGAAACGTCGGAAAAACCGTCGAAATTGACGATTTCTACCCCGTTTTTTCCCTGTTTCCACTCGTAATCGGAAAGACGCATCAGAGCACCACGAATGCTTGGGAGAGAGTTTCCGATTCGGTGCCTTGGGAGACGCCGATGGCCATCAGCAGTGCTGTCATGTCGTCCATCTTGTCCGGTGCGCGCTTCTTGTCGGGTGCGGCGTTCATGTTTTGGTCGTAGCGAGGTATGACGTTTGCCGCGCACCAGGTCAGCACTGGATCGCCGCCGTGCGCGAATTTCCCGCTGATATAAGCGACTTCTAGAGCCTGCATGGCAGGGTGATAAGACTTTGGACCCTGGATGAATTGCACCATCGGCATCTCCGCCTCGACCAATCGGTTCACCAGGTCGCTGGCATTCCATGCGTCGTACGCGATCGCTTGAGGTCGAAAGCGTTCGCACGCCGCAAGAATCCCCGCCTCGACCACGGCGTAGTCGGTAACGTCCCCTTCGGTCTGCTGGATAAGACCCGTCGAAACCCAGCTGGCATAAGGAACTGTTCCGCGCTCCGTGCGCTGCGCGACGGCATCCGTCGGAACCCATCGCCATCCGAACGTGTAATAGATACCGTCGACCAGCCATACCAGCCGGAAGGCGGTCAGATCGCGGGTGCTGGCCAAGTCCAACCCACCCCAGCACGGCTGACCTTCCAGCCACGCCAAATCCACCATGCCGTCGCATTTCTTCCAGCGCGTCAGGTCTACCCAAGCGTTAGCCGCGGCCGACTGCCTGTTGAGTCGCTTGATGCGGAACTCAGCAAGCTTGCTCGGCATTGCCTTCGCTTCGACGGCTTCCTTTCGGATGGCCGAAAGCAAATGCGGATTCGCGCGCAACAGCGGATTCGCCTTGACCCACGCCGCCTGATCGAAGTCGGCATCAGCATCGTCGACCGCATAGAACAGCGCGAGGAAGTGATCGGCCTCGTAGCCGAAAACACCTTCGAGCAGCTGCTGCGCGAATCGCCTCAGGTCTCCCCAGGGCCCGGCGTTGATGTATCCCTCCGTCGTGGTGAAAAGGAATAGCGGACTTCGGCGTGCGCCGGCCGCCGACTGCAGCACGTTCAGCAGGTCGGCATCCTTGTGCGCGTGGATCTCGTCAAGGCCGACGTGCGACGGATTGAGGCCGTCTTGCGTGGATGCCTTGGCGTTGATCGGTTTGAACGTTGAGCCGGTTTCCACGCGGCTGATTGCATTGGCCCAGCACTCAAGCCCGAAGGCCTCGCGGAGAGCCGAGGTTTTCTCCGCCATTTTCTTGGCGACGTTGAAGATGATGCGGGCCTGGCTGCCGGTCGTTGCCGCGCTGATCACCTGCGCGCCTGGCTCTTGCTCGCAGCACTGGCAGTACAGCAAGATCGCTGCAGCGAGCGTCGACTTGGCGTTCTTGCGCGCCACGGCAAACAGCGCAGACGTAAAGCGCCGAGCGCCGGTCGATCGCGTGCGAAAGCCGAACAGCTGCACCACGAAAAACACGTGCGACGCGTCGAGCAGGATGCACTTCTGCTCGGTACCGTCGGGGTTCGTCCAGACACCTTCGACGTGCGGCATCTTTTCGATGAAGTCGCACGCATCGTTGGCATGCCACGGATCAAATACGAAGACGGATGCCTTCGCCTTGGCCCGCTTCAGATCTCCCAGGTAGCGCTTGGCTGCCAGGCGGATCCACTTACCGAAGTACTTCCCCCTTTTGTCGGATACAGCTTCTTGCGCATAGGCCAGCGCGATCGCAACGTAGTCACGCTCCCCGCTTGCCGTTTTTGGCGAACGGGTTGTTCGGCTTTTCGTCGCCACTCGGTTTCACCTTGCCCTGCGCGACCGGCGTCAGGCCGAAGTCGTTCACCAGCGCGCGGTACTGCGCGACGATGTGGCCGGTCGGCTGCATGCCGGCAGAGAACTGCTGCACCAGCGTGCCGTGCAGCGCGCAAAGCACGCCGAGCGCGGACAGTCCGGCCTCGGTGAGCAGCTTGTTCGCCGCCAGCAGCGGCGCGAGCCGGTTCCATTCCTTCGTCGCATGCGCGTTGGGCAACCAGTCCGGCGCTTCGGGCGTGTCATCGATCAGCGGCAGCTCGACGCCCAGCGGCTGGAGACGATCCGGGCGCGCCGTCCCTGCAACGACGTGCAGGTTGTGTGGCTTGCGGGCTCGGGGCATGTCAAAAAACTCGTTTTGCTGATTTGACGGTGTGAAAAAACGTTTGTCACAACGGTCTTGGCGAAAAAGGGTTTGAAGTTTTCATACCCCCTACCGGCTTGCCATCGATCGATTTGTTAAATGAAACTGAATGACGTTCAGTTTGACTTAACAATTGGCGAACCTGAACGAGCGCGGCCGAAGCCGCCGTCCTCGGTCGCCGTCTTGCGGTCGTGGCACGTCTTGCACAACGACTGCCAGTTGCTGTCGGCATCCCAGAACAACGTCATGTCGCCCTGGTGCGGAATGATGTGGTCGACGACCGTCGCTGCCTTGACCATGCCCTGTCGCTCGCATTCCGCGCACAACGGATGCGCTGACAACCAACCGATACGCGACTTCTGCCACCGCGCACCATAGCCGCGCTGATGCGCTGATCCACGCTGCTGATCGGCTACCTGCCGAACCTGCTGCGGCGTTGGTCGGCCTGGTGGTTTGTGTGTTCGTGGTCTGGTTGGCATCGATCAATCGTCGATCGGTTTGCCGTCCATGTATCGCGGTACGTCGTCAGCCGGTTGATCACCAGGCTGATCAGGATCTTGACCATCGATGGGTGCAGCGATCGCGTCGGCAAGCGCATGCAAGCCTAGTGTCTGCAACCGAATGGCATCAGCCAACAGCGAATTGCTTTCAGCCAGTGCTTCATTGCTGGCGATCAGTGCATCGATGCGTGCGTCATCCATTGTCATCAGCCTTGATCGGCGTCGCATCCCGCATGCGCAGCTGCTCTGCACATGTACGGTATGCGGCGGCCATGCCTACCAACAGTTGACGCTTGCCATCGTGGCAAGCGCTGCGGTTGATATCTTTCTTCTTGCGTTCAAGTCGATCGGCTTGAACATCCCACTGTGCAGCCAGATCAATCATAGATCAGGCTTTTGCAGCGGCACCCGTAGTCACCACAGGCGGCGATGCCGTGTGTGCGAATGCGACGGCGCCTTCGATCAACGGCGTCACGAGCTTCTGCAGCTCGGCAATGACGTCAGCATCGGCCTCGATCTTGGCCAAGTAAGCAGTCACAGCCGCAAGCACTGCTTGCAGCTTGGCGGTACCCGGCGAACCCGACAGCAACGCGTCGGCCTGCTGCACGAATGCAGCGATCACCGGCAGGATGGATGGAATAAGCGACAATGCTTTGAGGATGGCGGTAAACGACATGGTTTTCTCCAGTTCACTTGATGATGTTTCGACGGCGATCGTTATCGAGGCAGTCGGCTGTGGCACTTCGTCGGACACGGTTTCGCTGATCAACGCCGATGGCGCTGATTGCCCAAACTGCTTGCTGCTTGCTGTAGTCGCGGATTGCTCCGTCATCGAGCTCAGCGTTGCCGAGGGCTGCGGCGTAATCGCCAATCGCTGCATTTCTTCCCTGCAGCGATTTGAGGCTTTCGTGACCTCTGAGCTCAGGCCCAGTTGGATACGCGCCCAGAACGTCGAAAGGCTCATGTTCGGCGCACTCCACTGTTGGCGGCGTCCATTGCGGCGTTGACGTCGTCGGATTCCCTGCGCAGGCTGTCATTGCCGCCAGCAGCAGCGTCAGCGCGAAGATGGTCCAGTTGCTGTTCGGTTTGCACATGGCTTGCCTCGATGGCTTTATCACTGGTGTCCCGGATAACCTGGCTGTCGCGAAGCGCAGCATCGCGACTCGCCTGCTCTTCCGCGTATTGCTTCGAAGCTTTGCGTCGCGCGTACCATCCGAACAGCGGTTTGAGCAGCGCAATAACGATGTCAGCGATAAAGCTTTCCATCAGTGAATGTCCCTTCTGTCGTCACCGCGGTGCATGTCCTCGCGCATGTCGCCAATGCGCAGCTCGTTGCAGCGCTGGTTCGCGCTTTCGATCTGGCTCCGCAGCGTGCTGATGATCGCGCTCTTGTCCTGCTGGTCGCTGGCGTTGTTCCGGCTCATGACCGTTCCACCACCGCCGACAGCGGCCATGAGCAGCCAGACCAGCCATTGCGGGACTGGCTGCCTGAAACTGCTGCTATCGGTATCTCGGCGTTTCGGTGGTGGCAGCGCATAGGTTGGCTGCTCGTCGGTCATGGCGCGGTCGGCAACGTTGGTTCTGCTGGCGTGGATTCGGTGGTCGTCATACCCGGCGTGACCGTGGTCGAGGTTGCGACAGGTGGCGTACTGGCAGCAATGATGTCTGTCTTTCGATCGCTGTCGCTGCTGCGACCGAAGTAGAAACCCACCACCACGCCCAATCCAGCTCCGTTCCAGACGCCAATGATCGTGCCAAGCAAAGTGCTGGTTGACGCCCGGTCGTTCGGACTCGTCAGGATGCTGATGATGACCAGATAATCCAGATAGAACGCGCCTGAAACGATAAAAGTCGCCAGCGCAGCCATGAACAGCGTGCGCGCGGGTTGCATCACATCGACCCAGCCAAAAGGTGGATTTCCTCAAGCGCCCAGTTGTAGATGGTGTTGTCCAAGATCGTGACGCGCGTGACGCGCTTTTTGTTCAGAACCTTGATCTCAACTACCGTGCTCTGCTGAATAGCCAGAAGGATAAAACCGATCTTTTTGTTCAACGGATCGGGCTCTTTCAGAACCGTAATCGCATCCGATGCGAGTTTTCGCACCAGATCCAATAACTCAACCGTTGGACGCTTATCTCTGTGGTCAAGGGCAAAAACGATGCCGTTGATAGAGGTGAGCGCGCTTGCTTTTGCTGTCATGGAACCTGTCCAGCCACATTGGCCAAAGCCGCGGTGTAGTTCGCCGGCCAATCGTTTGGCCGCGGTTTTCCTGGGCGCCAGTTGGCGACGTAATAATTCCAAGCACCGGCCGCGTCGCCCAGCGACGGCAGCGGTTCGGCATCGGTCCAAAGCAAGAGCCGCGCGAAGGCGCAGGCCAGCTGATCATCATTGAGAAACGCGGCGTAGACATCCGACGCTACGGGCGCGACCGCTCGAAGCTGACATACGCTGCGCGCATAGGCGCTCGATGTTGGGTGCTTCAATACGCCTGCGATACCACCGCCCTGCTCCATCTGCCAGTAGCTTCGCGCTGGGCCACCAAGCTGCTGGCGCGCGGTGAATCCCGATTCCTGCAACCCAATCGACAGCAGCTGGACGCGCGCTTTCTGACTATCGAACTTCGATGGCAGCAGATGCAGCATCATCGCCGACACAATGGCCGCGCCAGTCTGGATTGCGGTCATAAAAGGATCTCAGGCAACGAAAAAGGCCACCTTTGCAGGCGGCCTTTTTCTTATCTCGCGAATTTGATGGCGCCATAAAAACATGACTTTTGTAATTACTCAAGAACTATTTCACGAATCATCTCGTGAATAATTTCCTCTTCATCATCGCAGAACGGCAGATGCAGCCAGCCAGCCACATGCACGCGTGCAATGCGCAAATGCTGGTAGTAGCGAACGCGGCTCAAATTGTTACCCACCGCGCGCAGCTTTTGAAGTTTCGAGTGGATAGGCTGTCCAGGTAGCCAGTATTCGCAGCGGAGCACTTCTGCTGGCAACCATCCTTGCGATTGGATGGCTAACGCATGCACCGCGGCGTGCACTTCATCGGCAGATGTATTACTCGATTCGTAACCTAATCCGGTCGGTGGCCGGCCACGCCATTTCATCATCGAGGCGAGTGGTGATCCACCACCGCCGGCGGCCGCATACTTTCCGCCGCCATACTCTTTGCCCCAATCGACCAGGCGCTGTTCCAGATCGTTGGTTCGCTTCATTGCCTGTTCCCCGTCGGAATGATTGAAACGCTTATACCTACGGCAACAATGTCCCATTCGCGGCGGTGCAGCTGGTGCTTGGCCATGCCGCGGATCAGTGCCCTCGCCGACTCTTCGTCTTCGCATATTTCGTGCAGGTAGATCTGTCCGGTTCCACGATGCTTGATCGCCCAGCCGAAGCGAACTTGCGAATCTGCCACGAAGATCATCGTGCTGCCCTCTTCGCGAGTTTCTGCTTGCGCCGCAGCAGCGCCATATTTCGCTGCAGCGACTGGGTCATCGCCTTTGCTGCATCCAGATCGATGTGCTTGTAATCGCTGCCCATGAAGACGGCGATCTTGTCGTCGATGATGCAGACCAGCGGCTTTATAGGTATCGGCATCACGCGATCACCGCCGCGCCGCGGGCCGGCGCGCGCGTCGAGCGCGCTTCGGCGATCCCATCCGCCACCCTGAAACTCTGCTGCTTGCGCATGCGCTCGTTGTGGTCGTAGTGGATAGCCAAAACATCCACCGCCACGCGCACATAACGAAACGCAGAAGCGCGGCTGATGCCATAGCGCGCGGTGAGCCGGTTGGCGATGTCCGCCATCATGAAGTCCGGATGATCGGCAACATGCGCTCGCGTGATCTCCATCGACCGCATGGCCAACTCCCGCACGCTGAGTTGATGTGCCTTGCTCATACGCATTTGATCCTTATCGGGTAGTGGTGTTCGATTTCGCGTTTCTTGAGGCGAAAAACCTGCGTTTCTCGCCCTTTGACGTCGATGTATTCCGGCGCCAGCTGCTCGTCGGTGTAGATCACGAGGAAATCCACGACGTAGCGGCTGCCACCCGGCAGATGTACCGGCACCTGGCGTAGCCAGTAGGAAACCTCGCCAAGCGCCTTGCGGATCTTCAGCTGCTCGTAAAACCGAGCCTCTTTCTTCGAATCGAAGCGGATTCCGTCTACCGTCGTCGGGTGGTTGTGATACTTGTTCGGCTTGGAATCCTGCTTGGTAGCAATCTCACGCGCTGCGCCGCGGCCCTGCGACTCCACCATCTGGCGAAGCCGCGTCGGCATGGTCTCGACGCTGTGGTAGCGCAGCGCGCCTTTGCCCTTGCTCATGCCGCCGCCTCGACAGCGCGATAAAGCGCTGTGCTGGTATCGGCCACAAGCCGCCGCGACGCGCGTACCTTTGCCGCTGGCACGTTGACCCACAGCTTGCTTTTCCCCAGTCGCCGTATCTCACCGCGTGCCTCGAGGATCTGCGTCGCTTCGATCAACGGGAGTTTCGGCACATCAAGTAGCAGCACCAACTCGTTCCGCGACATGGGCTCAAGAAGCAGTGCCGACTTGATGCGATCGAACAGTGGTAATGGCTCGATCTTCATGCATCCACCCGCTTGCCTCGATGGCTCTCCCACTCGAATGCCACTACGGGGCCGCATTCGCGAAAGCGATCCATCACGCGCACGCCGAGGAAGTCTTTCAGATCGTCCGCACTGAGGTTGGAAATCATGATGGTTGGCCTGAGGTTCTGCAGGCGTTCGTTGATGATCTCGAACAGCATGGCCAACTCGTGCGCGCTACCGTTCTGCACGCCCACCTCGTCGATGATCAGAAGATCGACTTCCTGCAACTCGTCCAGGGCCTGCTGCTCGGTCTTGCGGGCCTTGCCGCCGTAGGTGGAGCGGACGGAGCGGATCAGGCGCGCCACGGTACCGAACGTCACGGTCGCCATGTGCTCGGCGATGACCGCGTTGGCGATGGCGCACGCCAGGTGTGTCTTGCCCGTACCCACGTTACCGGTGAACACCAGCGAGCCGCCCTTGCGGTATTGCTCGGTCCAGGACTCGGCGTAGCCCTGACAGATCGCCAGCGCCGTGCGCTGGGCGGTGCTGCTCACCCGGTAATCTGCCAGCGTGCAATCGGCGTAGCGCGCCGGGATGCCGGACAACTCATGCAGCTCGCGCAACTTGCGGCTGCGCATCTGCTGGTCATCGCGCTTGCGCCGCGCAGCCTTGCGATCCGCTTCCAGTTCGTCGATACAGCGTGGGCAGTCAACGGCGATGGGTGCGCTGGTGTCCGTAGGCCGGTAGGCGCGGTAGGTTCCGTGGCGCTCGCACTCACACTGCACCAGCTCGAAGTTTCGCGTTGGCTCAGATGGCATGGGCTCGCTCAACAGCGGCTCGGAGCTCGGGAGAGAGTTGGTCAATGGCTGTGGCTGCGGCTGCATAGTTTTTCCCCTCGAAGTTGTCGTTGGCGGCGGGTTTGGCTGCACCGCGGCGCGGCGGCGCGTTGGCTTGGCGGCGCACGATGCCCAGGGCGTAGGCGAAAGCTGATTCAGGGGTGACCTGCTCAAGCGCATAGGCCGCGGCGCTGGCAAAGTCCTCGGTGACTCGCCCTTCGGCGATCAGCTGCACCAGCGTCGGGTGGTTGGCGCTCACCTTGGCCGCCGGGATGCCCGCGGCGATCATCGCCATGCACGCCCTGACCGCCGGTTTGATCGGGGTGCTGGTGGCCGGCGCTTCGCTCCCTGACGAATCCGCTTCGCGCTCGCCCGCGGAATAAACACGCTCTGGGTTAAGTGATGGTTGAGTGGTGGTTATGGGTGACAGTGTGTCGTGGGCTCCCGACACTGTGTCGGGGGCGTGGTGACTATCTGTCGGTGGTGACACTGTGTCGGGGTGACTGTATGTCGCCTCTGGGGTGACTCTGTGTCGGGGTGACAGTGTGTCTGGGTGACTCTGTGTCGTAGGTGCGCCGCCTTGTTTGCAAGGCCACGACGCAGGATCGGTCACCACATAGACAGTCGACCTGCCGCGCCGAAAGCCGCGGCGCAGATATCCCATGCGCTCAAGCTCCGCGATGCCCCGCTGCACGCTCCTGTCGCTCATACAGCAGCGTTCCATCATCTGGGTGACGGACGGAAAGCACTCGCCGGCGTCGTTCGCGTAGTCGCACAGCGCGATGAACACGAATTTCTGTGTCGTGGGCATCATGGCCTTGAAGGCTTCGTTGAGCAGAGCGTTACTCACAAGGTGGCCACGTCCTAGGCTGGGTGATGCGATACACGGTGGACTGACCAGATCGCAGCTCGCGCTTCAAGTGACCCGACTTGATCAGGTCGACAAGTTGCTTTTGGACTCCGCGGTCGCTCATCGAGCACTTGGCCATCAGTTGCGCAATAGTGGGATAGCACTCGCCGGCATGGTTGGCGTAGTCGCATAACGCCACGAGAACGAACTTGCGGGCCTGCGGCATATCCGTCTGGAAAGCTGCGCTCACGAGATGCATGCTCATGACAGGGCTGCTGCTCCCTTCCCTGCGCATTGCCGCATCCGACCGATCAGCGCAATCAATGCTCTCTGCACGGCCAGCCCGGACATCGTTATGGCCGACATCTCGTTGCTGGTGATGATGTTGTCCGCCATGGCATCGTGCAGCGTTCGCGTCAACTCACCGTCGGTGATGCCCAGGCGCAGCAGGTGCGTCATGACGGATTCGCCGCCGCCCTGCTCGCCCAGCGGCACCAGCGCGCAGCTGTGCTCGGCCGCCATCGCCTGAAGCATCTGCAGGTCGTTGGTAACCGACATGATGCGGTTGGCCTCCGCCAGCGTCAGGTGGTTGGTCGTGCAGGTCGGGTTGACCTTGTTGCGCAGGATGCCGGCCGAAAGCCCTACCCGCGGCGCCAGCGATTCGGCGCCACCGGGGTAGTTGTCGACCGTCGCCTGTGCCGCATCTGAAACATGCATGGGAGCCTCACTTACATGAAGATTTGTCCGCCGGCGGCGGCTAGATTGGCGCCATGGAATTCATGGCCACCAACGGATTGGGTGAAGCGCTACGCGCGGTAAGCTGGGCTTGCAAGAACACAACCCACACGCGCGGAGCACTTCATGAAACAGGACGACATCATTCTTTCCCCCATCACTGCATGGGAAATTGCCCCGATAGCAGCCTTGGGATTGGGCGTTTTCAGATTCCATTACCTGGCGAGCTCGATGGAATCTCTCGAGCAAGCTCATCCGAGCCCCATGTACGCGATGACAGTGGTTCAACTTCGCGGGCTGGGACAGAAAATGCTTTCGCTAGCTCATCAGCTGGAAAACTCCGAGCAGACAAGCTCTGGCTTTCCGAAACACTGAGCGCAGCGGCAGGCATAACGCGCGGCGGGTCTGGCGCGACACTTTCCAAAACCCTGATTTCATCTGGCGTCAGCCATTGCCGGGCGAGTTCCTTGGTACGCCTATCCAATCGCCGCTTGCGCCAGCCGTCGAGCGCTGCGAGCAGCAGCAACACCGCGGCCAGCGGCAGCCAGGCAAACAAGAAGACCTCACCCGCGCCGTTCATGTGTCCCGCCCTTGTTCCGACTTGGCGCGCTCCGGCAAGATTGGTTCGCCTGCTTGCTCGCGTCGAATCACTGAAAGATCGCTGCCGCCATCCAATACGACAATCGGGATTTCGCGAAACCTTTCGGCAAGACGCGCGCGTAGCTCGTCGCGCTGTCCAGGGCGCAGAACGTTCGGGCAGCGAAAAACCAACGTATCCCCCGGGCGCAGCGAAAGAACACGTGGTTCCACTCGAATCACGCCAACACGTGGTTCCACTCGAATCACGCCAAGACGCCGGAAAAGCTTCGACAGTAGCGCTCGCATCAGCCGGCCTCGCGCTGCAGCTCGGAATTCGCTGCGGCTCGAAGATCTACAGCCCGGAATTGACCATCACTCAATCTCTCGACATTGATCGCCATGTCGGCGCTCACTTCGCGTCGCCCGGTATAAGCGTGGTCTACCGCGGCGTAGCCACAGCCAAGCAAAGTCGCGGCGGCTTGACGGCCGCCCACGCCATCGACGAACTGGACAAAAAGCTGTTGGGGGGACAAATTGCTACGCTCCGTAGTTTTCGGAAGACTACGATACGTAGATTTAGACTGCAAGTGAAAATTTACACTCGCAGCCTATGAGACCTATCCATGAAATGTTGCGTACCCGGAAGCGTGAGCTGGCCAACCAGGGGCGCAAGCTCACCTACGACCAAATCGCAGCGCAGCTTCAGGTGTTGGGAGTGAAGGTCGACGGAGGGGCTGTAGGCCACTGGTTCACAGGCAGGAATAAACCGGGCGTGGAAGAGTTAATTGCACTTGCCAAGGTCATGGACACCAGCATTTCAATGCTTGCTGGTGAAGATCCCCAGTACGCGATCACCGGCGAGCAAAAGCTCGCTCTTGAGATTCTTTCCCAGATGTCGCCCGAACAGCGGCAGGCGTTCTTGGCCATGGGCAAAACCATCATCAAGCTCTGAATCGTACAAAAATCTAAAAATATTTCTACGCTACGTATTGACAGCAGAATCTACGTAACGTAGCTTTATCTCCACCAGCCACACCGGCCTCGGAGATAACCAGTGCAGACGCCAAACAGCAGCAACCTGATCAAGATCGGCTCCAATGGCACACAGCTCGATGCCGGCGCTGATACCTTCCTCGCAACTCTGAATCCCGCTACCGGTCTGATGGCCGCCGTCGGCGCCATTGCCGACGAACTGACCTACGCCGAAGCCGAAGCGGCGCTCGGCCTGCTCAATGCCGACAGCTATGCCGGCTTTAACGACTGGCGCCTGCCGACCGTGCAGGAACTGTTCTCCCTGGTCGATCACTCGCGCCACAGCCCGGCTGCCGACCCTGCGTTTTACCCCGATACGAAATCCGACTGGTACTGGTCCAGCACGCCGGTTGCGTGGTCTTCCGATCACGCGTGGATCGTCAATTTCGGCCTCGGCCACGTGGACGACTACGGCCGGGACTACGCCGCCTTCGTGCGGCCGGTGCGTGCCGTGTCCGCCGGTCAGTAATTGGCCTTTTGGGCTTTGTCCATCAAGGAACGCAGATGAACGTATCCGTCCGCAAATCCACCATCGCACCGACCATGTCTCGTCACGAGCTGCGCAGCGGCGTCGGTGAGTGGCTTGCGCAGCTCGAACAGGCGCGACCTGTGCCACTGCGCCCGCAGAGCTCGCTTCGTGCATTGCTCAGCGCCGAGAACGTCGTGCTGGCCGTCATGGTGGCCGCTTCGATCGTGATCTACCTGGCTGTGAAGGCTGGTGCGCTGTGACCCCGCTGACCGACGCACAGCTGCAGGCCGAGCTCGAGCGGATGCTCGGCGCCAGGCATCGCCGCGACGCAGAGCGCCGTGCGCGTTACGCGCCCACCGGCCAGAAGACTTCCATTTTCCCCGACTCGTCGGCGGTGTCCGCCGCTTCCCCTACCCGGTCGGTCTCCCCCGCCGCCGGCGAGTCTTTTTCTTCGGAGCAAGCCGCATGAATCCGCTGATCGCGTTCTTTCATGCCAAGCCCGGCCGCTGGGATGGCTGCCGCCAGCCGAGCGCCGCCGAGCGCATGGCGCGCTATTCGAACCGGCATGCCGAGGATGCGCAGCGGCGCGAGAACGCCGGCGCGGCTGCGCCGCTCCAGGACGGACACCAGGTGATCGTCGCTGACCTGGCTCGCCTCAACCGCCTGCCCAACCAGCGCGCGGACGAAACACGCGCAGAGTACGAAGCTCGCATGGCCGAGCTGCGCGCGAAGCGCCTCGCTGGCTGGGCGGCTGCCGAGGCAGAGCGCTGATGTTCGGCCGCGGTCGTCTGCTGCGCGAGAACGTGAACATGCGTGAAGCGCTGAGCTTCTACGCCGCCGCGGCGAACTGGCGCCGGCGCGCCATTCACGCCAAGGGCATGCCGAAGCGCTGGGACAAATCGCCGGCCGCGTATGACCGCGGCGACAGGGCAATAGCGGCGATCCTCGCGATCGAGAACGCACGCGCGCGCCGCGGCGTGCTGCAGCAGCTGCGCAACCTTTTCCGGCGCAAGCCGAAGCCGCGGCAGATCCACGTTCCCGCGCCGCTCACGCTCACGCCGCCAACGCCCAAGGCCTCGCCATGCCTCGACCAGCCGACCTCTTCGACGGAATTTTCGACAACCGAGTTACCGATCGACGTGAGGTCTGGAAAGACGGACGCCTCTGTCGATACGCCCGCCGCAACGCCGTAGGTACTGATGAAACCCGCTGGCGCGAGCTGTACGCGCCCTGGGGTTCGTATCCCGATTTCCCCCAGAACGCCAGCCGCCCGGCCGGCGCCACCGCATAGGACTCCCATGAACAAGCCTGTTATCAACATCAAGCACGTCACCATCAACCTGCAGCCCAGCGACGCCACGTCGCCGCTGAACACGCTGTTCGCCGATTCTCTGGCGAAGTCGTTCGCGAGCGGCGGTTTTGCACGCGCGGCCGCATCGAACGATTCCGACGCGGCGGCCGCGCGTTTCGAGCGGGCCAGCGACGCGCCATTGGTCACCGATCACAAGACGGGGCTTATGTGGGCGGCAGAGGAATCGCCCAAGCGCATGAACTTCGCCGAGGCCGAAGCGTACGCGGCCGATCTCCGTCTTGGCGATCACTCCGATTGGCGTCTGCCTGACCTGTCCGAGCTGGAATCCCTACGGGATCTGAGCCGACATGAGCCGTGCATCAACACGAACTTTTTCAAGAGCAACGGCAGCTGGGTGTGGTCGCGCACGCCCTGTGCGTGGTCTTCCGTTCACGCGTGGTTCGTCAGTTTCTACCTCGGCTACGTGAGCAGCTACGGCCGGAACGGCCCCGCCTTCGTGCGGCCGGTGCGTGCCGTGTCCGCCGGTCAGTAATTGGCCCTTTGGGCTTTCAGTTTTACCGCCAGAGCGGTGCGCCGCGCGCAACACAAAGTCCGCAAGCAATCAGACCCGAGACGAGCTGAGCTGATTCGAACAGCCAAAACGAGAAGGCACTCAGGGAACCGGCCAGTCGATCTGGCCTCTGGCATCTAACCATCAAGGAAATCGAATGAAATACACACTGATCAAGATAGGCAGCGATGGCCAGCAGCTCGCGAAGGATGCGGCCGAATGGGATGCTGTGCTGATGCAAGAACTCGGCCTGATGTTCTGCGCGAAGGTGCTACCCGAAGCGCTCGACCATGATGCCGCGAAGGCGGCATGCGCAGCGGTATCGATTGCCGGCTTCAATGACTGGCGCCTGCCGGAACGCAACGAGCTCGAGTCGATCCTCGATCTGTCCAGGCACGACCCGGCAATCGATCCGGAGTTCTTTCCGGACACACCGTACGACGACTGGTATTGGACCAACACGCCGACGGCGTGGTCTTCCGTTCGCGCGTGGATCGTCCTTTTCCACGGCGGCGACGTGTACTACGACGACCGGAACGGCACCGCCTTCGTGCGGCCGGTGCGTGCCGTGTCCGCCGGTCAGTGATTGGCCTTTTGGGCTTTCTCTCTCACTCAAGGAATTGAAATGAAATACACCCTGATCAAGATCGGCAGCGACGGCCAGCAGCTCGCGAAGGATGCGGCCGAATGGGATGCCGTGCTGGTGCAAGAGCTCGGCCTGATGTTTGGCGTGAAGGTGCTTCCCGAAGCGCTCGACCATGACGACGCCAAGGCCGCGTGTGCTGCGTTTTGCATGTCGGGCTTCAGCGACTGGCGCTTGCCGGAGCGCGACGAGCTTGAGTCGATCCTCGATCTGTCCACGCACAGCCCGGCAATCGATCCGGACTTCTTCCCGAACACACCTTACGACGACTGGTACTGGACCAACACGCTGACGGCGTGGTCTTCCGGTCACGCGTGGGTCGTCGATTTCAGCAGCGGCGACGTGCTCTACGACGGCCGGCACCTCGCCGCCTTCGTGCGGCCGGTGCGTGCCGTGTCCGCCGGTCAGTAATTGGCCTTTTGGGCTTTTGAGAGCGTGATGACACTAGCTACCCCACCCATCGTAAAGCTGGCCTTTGGTTTGCTCCGTGACATAGAGCTGGCCGTGTCGAAATTTCCTCGGTGCCACCGCTACGGCGTCGGTGAGGATCTTCGGCGCGCTGCCCGCGAAGTGCTGCGCGTGGCTAACCGGGCGTGGCGTGATAAGCCACAGCAGGCGCGGTGGGTGGGTCAGCTCGTGTGGGATACCGATGAACTGAAGTTCACCCTGCAGCTTGCCAAGCAGGTGCACGCGTTCCACAGCTTTGCCCAGTTCGAGGCGCTTGCGCGTTGTGCGGAAGAACTCGGCATGCAGGTGGGCGGCTGGAAAAAGCAGCAGCATCCGAACGGCCAGAATTCGCCGGCGCAGCCGCCGGCGGAGCGTGCCGAGACACTGAGTACCCGCGCCGCCTCGATCGCTGAGGCCAAGTCATGACGACGCCCTACTACCCACATGGATGTTTGGCCGGATCGCAAGTGCGCGGGGATGCGTGGTCTTCCGATCACGCGTGGATCGTCAATTTCAACAACGGCAACGTGAACAACAACAACCGGAACAACACCGCCTTCGTGCGGCCGGTGCGTGCCGTGTCCGCCGGTGAGTGTCAGGGTGCAGTGAGTCTGAAAACGCTGTACGGAGCCTGGAAGTGCGCGCGCCAGAACAAAAAGCCCAGCAGCAACCAGCTCGCCTTCGATATCCGCTGGGCCGATGGTCTGCTGCAGCTGCAACGCGAAATCAACGGCTGCACCTGGTCACCGCGCCCCGCGACGTGCTTTATCGCCCAGCGGCCGAAGGCTCGCCAGATCCACGCGCCCGACTTCGCGGACCGCGTCGTGCACCACTGGCTGGTGCCGCAGCTCGAAACGCTCTATGAGCCGGCGTTCATCCACGACAGCTACGCCAACCGCAAGGGCAAAGGCACGCACAAGGCCGTCGAACGCCTGCAGCAGTTCGCTCGCTCCGTGCATAGCGGCCAGGGTGGCGGCTGGTATCTGCAGCTCGATATCCACAACTTCTTCAACAGCATTCACCGCGGCGTGCTTTACGGCATGCTCAAGCCGCGCCTCGACCGCGCCGGCGCGCCGGAGATCGTCACCCGCGCCGTGCATGCGCTGCTTCGCCACCCGGTTAGCAAGCAGGGCGTGATCCACCGCTCCACCGCGGCGGAGCGCGCGCAGGTTCCGCTGCACAAGCGGCTCGAAAACGCCGCGCCGGGCTGCGGCCTGCCGATCGGCAATCTCAGCAGCCAGTTCTTCGCCAACGTCTACCTCGACGCGCTGGATCAGTTCGTCAAGCATACGCTGAAGGTCGACCGCTACCTGCGCTACGTCGATGACTTCGTGCTGGTGCACCGCGATCGCGCACAGTTGGAACGCTGGCAGGCGCAGATCGAGCAGTTCATCGCCGACAAGCTGCAGCTGAAGCTCAAGGCCGATATCCGCCTCCGGCCGCTGAGCGCTGGCTGCGACTTCCTCGGCTACATAGTTTTCCCGACACATACCCGCGTGCGCGCTCGAGTACTCCGGCATGCGCAGCATACCTTGCACGCGTGGAGGTCGGAACACATCGCCGGCGACACCGCACGCGCCACACCGGCGCAGTTCCGGCACGTGCGCTCACTCTGGGCCAGTTACCAGGGACATATCGGCCGCGCAGATGCCTGGCGCCTGCAGCAGCGCGTACTCGCGAAAGAACCGTGGCTGCAGTCGGTCGCGGGCACGCCGCGCCGCTTCAGCTACCAGCTCGAAGGCAAACACCTGTCGATCCGGGTGCGCACGTGATCTCGGTCGGCGACCACAATGGATGAATACGCCGGCGCCGGTAGCCGCGACGCCAGTTCGGCACGAGTGCGGTGACTGCCAGCACTTCGAACACGACTCGATCAATCCAGCGGCTGGACTCGGGTTCTGCCGCGGCATTCGCGCCGGCGAGTCGATATATCCCGGCAACAACCTGCAATGCACTGGATGGAAGAGCTGATGACCCGATACCAAATTAAGAACCGGTGCGCCTGATGGCTGACGGAACATCTATAGGCGTTCGCGCCAAGACCAAGAAAAAGCGCATCGCCGATCTCTGGTGCGGCGCGGGCGGAACAATCACCGGAGCTATGCGCGCGGCTCGACAGATGGGCATCCAACTCGAGGTGATCTCCGTAAATCACTGGCCAACGGCGATCGCGACCCATTCGCGGAACTTCCCTGATGCGCGTCACCACTGCGCGGATCTGGAAAGCGCCAGGCCTATCGAGCTGGTACCGGAAGGCAGCCTTGATGCACTGATCGCCTCACCGACGTGCACGTTCCACAGCAGAGCGCGTGGCGGAAAGCCGGTCACCGACCAGCAGCGCATGGACCCGTGGCATATCGTGCGGTGGTGCACGGAACTGCGCGTGAAGCGCCTGCAGATCGAAAACGTGCCCGAGTTCGTGGATTGGGGCCCGTGCAGCCTCGTCACGGGCCGGCCGATACCGTCGCGTAAGGGCGAGTACTTCCGTGCGTGGTGCGCTGCGCTGCGCGCCATCGGCTTCCGGATCGATTACCGCATCATCTGCTGCGCCGACTACGGCGACGCCACGACGCGGCAGCGGTTCTTCATGATCGGCTGTAGCGACGGCAAGCCGTTGCGCTGGCCGACGCCATCCCACGCCAAGGTCGCCACTGCCGACTTGCTCGGCAACCGCGTGCGCTGGCGTGGCGCCACCGAGATCATCGACTGGGATCTGCGCGGTAAATCCATCTTCACACGCAAGAAGCCGCTGGTGCTCAACACGCTTCGCCGCATCCACGCCGGCGCGGTGCGCTACAACTGGCCGAAGCCATACCAGGAAGCGCTGCAGGCGTTGATGGAAGGCCGAGAGCCTGTGCTCGACGTGCCGGCGAGTGCCGTCGATCCGATGCTGATCACATTCCGTGGCACGCAACCTAGCCAGCTAGACCGGTCGACGCGTGAGATCACAGATCCGCTACCGTCGCTGACGGCTGGTGGCGGCCACGTCGGCATGGTGATGGCTACGGCTAGCGGCGGCGCGGCGCGCACCGTCGCTGATCCGGTACCGACCATCGTCGGCGGTGGCAATGGCGCAGCCCCGCACCTCATCACTCCGCTGCTGATGGGAACCTCCAGCTATGCCGCGGCTAAGCCCGTCGCAGATCCCGCTCCGACCATCACTACGGGTGGCGCTGGCGATGTGAAGCGCCCAGGCAACGCTCGGCCGCAGCTGATCGAGCCGGTGCTGGCGCCGTACTACGGTGGTGGCAGCGGCCTGACAGCGCAGAGCGTCGAGCAGCCAGTACCAGCAGTCACCACCAAGGCGCGATTCGGTCTGGTCGAACCGTTCATCGTCCCGATCACGCACGCCGGCCAGCGACCGCCCCATGGCATCGACGAACCACTGCGCACCGTGACTGGCGCAAATCGCGGCGAGCTCGCGCTAGCGCAACCATTCCTTGTGCCAAATTTCAGCGAGGATGGCCACCAAACGCCTCGTACGCACGATATCGAAGCACCGCTGCCGACGGTGACCGCAACAGGGCATATCCAGCTGGCAACGCCTGCGCTGGATGGCTACCGCATCGACATCCTCTACCGGATGTTGCACTGGCGTGAGCTGGCCGGCGCCACATCATTTTATGACCAGGGCGAGACCTACGACTTCGCCGGCACCGGTACCGAGATCACCAAGCAGATCGGGAACGCCGTGCCATGCCGCACCGCCGGCGCGCTGTTCAAAGCGCTGATGGAGGATGCATGAAAGCGCTTCCCACTTTATGACGGTGACCTATTGCGCGGTCAAGTTGAAGCGCAAAGGCTTCGGCATCGAGCTCAATACCACCTACTACCTCGATGGTGCCGCGTATTGCGCAGCTGCGGAGCGCGACATGTCGATGCCGTCACTTTTCGACACCCTGCCCGACCAGGAGCAAGCCGCATGAGCAACGAAGAAACCAAACCGGACGAAGCCTTGGAGCTGGCGATGGCCGAAGCGACAAAGATAGCCATGCACGAAACGTTTAACCGGATCAGCACGCTGCAGCCCGACCAAATTATTCCCTATCTGACCACCGTGGTTCAGATCGGTTTTGAATTGCTCCGTGATCATGTACGCCAGGACGACTTTGTTCTCGGATTGCTCGAAGGCGCGCGCGAGCAGCTGAAACAGCCATGCTTCATCACCATGAAAGATCTTCGGGTGAACTGATGAGCGACCGCATCGTAACGGCAAATCTCGAAGCGGCATTGCTCAAAGCCTATCCGCTGCCCGAATACGCTACGTTCTTCGAAGTGGGCGACGCGACTGGCGGCCGCCATTCGCGCTGGGCAGACGCTGTCAGCATGGCAATCTGGCCGTCGCGCGGACTGGCTATCACTGGTTTCGAGCTCAAGGCCAGCCGCGGCGACTGGCTTCGGGAGAAGAAAAAGCCCGAGAAATCGTGCGCGATCCAGAAGTACTGCAACCGCTGGGTTCTGCTCACCGCGCCGAATGTGATCTTGCCTGGTGAGCTGCCAGAGACATGGGGCCACGTCGAGCTGGTGGGCAACAAGCTTATGTGGCGCGTTCAGCCGCCGAAACTTGAGCCGGTGCCGCTTGATCCACCTTTCGTAGCGTCCCTGCTGCGGCGGTGTGGTCAGGTGTCCGAAGGATTGATAGCGGCGCGCATTGAGGCCGTTACGGCTGAAGCCCGCGCCAACCAGAACGCGCGCATTGCACGCGCCGTAGAAGATGCCACACGCCGACATTCAGAGACGGCGGCCGCCATCGCCAAGTTCAAAGAGATAACTGGCGTCGACTTGAATACATGGAGCGCCGAGGACGTCGCCGCGGACTTTGCTGCCTACCGCGCTGCACGCAGCTCGCTCCAATGGACCAAGTACACCCATACAGCCAAGCAGCTGCGCGAGAGCGCGGACAAGCTGGACGCGGCTATGACTGCGCTCCATGAGTGTGGCCTCACCGAGGATTCGAAAGCATGACGATTCCTGCATTTCCGCTGCAGTGGCCCGCCGGCTGGAAGCGCACACCGCCAGCAGAACGTACGTCCGCGCGCTTTGGCAAAGCATCCCGTGCGCGCGCCGGCGGCGGCTGGGAAAACGGCCGGCCGCTGACGATCAACGAAGGCGTCGAGCGCACGCGCTCCGAGCTGGCGCGCATGGATATCCACGCCGATGACCTGGTGATCAGCACGAACCTGGAACTGCGCCTGGATGGCTTTCCGAAGTCAGCCCAGCGCGAGCCAGCCGACCCGGGCGCCGCGGCGTACTGGATCGACGGCGACCAAACCCGCTGCATGGCGATCGATCGATACGACCGCGTCGCCGACAACCTTGCCGCGATCGCCGCGACGCTGGACGCCATGCGCGCCATCAAGCGTCACGGCGGTGCGGAAATCCTCAACCGTGCCTTTACCGGATTCGCCGCCATCGCACACAACCCGACTACTCATTGGAGCGACATCCTCGAGGTCGACCGGAATTGCTCGACCGTCGAAGCCCGCGCCGCGTTCAAGCGCCTGCGCTCGATCTATCACCCGGACAAGCAGGAAACGGGTGACGCAGAAATGTTCAAGAAGGTCACGCAGGCCTACAGCGACGCCTGCGCCGAACATGGGGTGCAGGAATGAGCACTTACACCCGCCACCACATGTGCGTGAGCGTCGCCGGCTCGCTGCGCAGTTTGGACAAGGATCTCCGCGGCCTATTGACGCTCGACGACGGCCGCGAGGCCACGACTCACCAGACACGCCAGTGGTTGCGAATCCAACAGATGAAGGGGCGCAAGGTCGTGCCGATTGGCCAGCCGTGCGAAGGCTTCAGCTATGAGATCGGCTGTCATGGCCATCCGATAACCCAAGAGGAATACGAAACGAGTCGCGCGCATGACTGAGCTCTCTATTCTCTTCTCCGCGCCGATGGTTCGCGCGATCCTCGATGGCCGCAAGACGGTAACACGGCGGCCTATCAAGACGATTCCGTGGCGTCCCGGCGTCAACGCGCAATTCAGCCAGGCACGGCCATTTGTCAACGGCGGCGAATGGCGAATTGCCGGAAGCGAAGAGATGACGACGGGCTTTCGCTGCCCTTACGGCACGCCAGGCGATCGGCTGTGGGTCAAAGAAACGTGGGGTCATATTTCGAACTGTTGGAACGAAGAAGGAAACCTCGTTGGCTGGGTGCCAGATCGACCCGCGACGAAAATACGGGAAATGCGGTTCGGCAATGGCTATCTAACCGGGCATGCCATCTATCGCGCTGATGGCGAGTGCGAATGGGCGGGCGATGATGATGGCGGCGGCGATCCGCGCTCAGCTTGGAAGCCTTCGATCCATATGCCGCGGTTGATCAGCCGAATCACGTTGGAAGTGACCGAGGTTCGCATCGAGCGTCTACAAGCGATTTCCCGCCTTGATGCAGCTGATGAAGGTGCAATGGCATGGGCTGAAGAACAGGACACGCCGGCACGTGACCTTGAGCACGGTGATGAGCGGATTGCTTTTCAGATGCTGTGGGAAACCATCAACGGCGCTGACAGCTGGGATGCTAACCCGTGGGTATGGGCCATCGAATTCCGGAGGCTCGCCGTCTAGCCATGCTCTCCTATCTCACCGTCGACAAGTTTTCAGCGGAGTCGGGGTATACCGAGGAAGCAATTCGGGCGAAGATCAAGGCCGGCGTGTGGCTTGAAGGCATTGTCTGGCGAAAGGCGCCGGATGGCCGCGTGCTCATTTCCCCCGAAGGATACCGGCTATGGGTCGAAGGCCAGCAGCTGAAGGAACTGCAGCGACAGGCGTGCGCGGCGTGACGTCAACCAGCATCCTGATTGATTTTTACTACCGCAGCGTCCGATGTCAGGAGCGGCTCAAGCTACCGCCGACGGCTGCCAATAAGAAATTTGCGGCAAACCTGCGGGCGCAAATACTCGGCGAGATCGCCCGCGGCACTTTCGACTATGGGAAGTACTTTCCGAACAGCAAAAAGGCTCGCATCCTGGCCAGGATGCCGGGCGCGGCGGTCACAATCGAGACCGCGCTGAGCCTATGGCTTCGCGGCATGAAAAGCCAAGTCCAGCACAGCACCTACGATGACTATGACCTGGCCATTAAAAATGTGTGGGTTCCGAAGTTCGGCACGCTTCGACTTACCGAACTCACTCGCGCCGCGCTCAAGGAATGGGTATCTGAGAAAGACTGCGGTCTCAAGCGCATCCGGAATTTGTTGCTGCCGATGCGGGGGATGTATGCCCAGGCACTAGACGACGAGTTGATCGCGATCAACCCGTTCGTTGGCTGGGTACCTAAAAAGATCGAACCGCCGAAGGAAGAGGACGATGTAGATCCTTTCAACCAAGTGGAGGTCGCCGCCATACTCGCCGCCTGCGAGGGTCAGATCCGCAATCTGTTCCAGTTCGCTTTCTGGACTGGCCTGCGCACCAGCGAGCTGATCGCTCTACGCTGGGAAGATATCGACCTGCATAGCGGCATGCTATCGGTACGGCGCGCCAAGGTGCGAAAACAGATCAAGGCGCCAAAGACCAAGGCCGGCCGGCGCACAGTACAACTTCTGCAACCAGCGATCGATGCGCTGCAGGATCAGCGGCAACACACTCGCCTGCGCAACGAAGAAGTGTTCATGAACCCACGGACCGGTGAGCCTTGGGAAGGCGATGGACCGATCCGGAAGACCGCTTGGCAACCTGCGCTGGTGCGCGCCGAAGTGAGGTACCGCTACCCATATCAGACTCGGCACACGTTCGCCTCGACGTTGCTGAGCGCCGGCGAGAATCCCGTCTGGGTGGCCACCATGATGGGCCACAAGGATTGGGCCATGATCATCAAGGTATATGGCCGGTGGATTCCATCCATTGCCCCCGATGCCGGCAACAAGGTTGCGATGCTCTGGGCGCCAAAAGAAAACGCACCAAAAACACACCAAATGCACCCCAACACAGACCCCATGGGGACCACATAAGAAAAAGCCCCCTAAGTGAATCAAACACTTAGAGGGCTGGATTGGTGGAGGTGGCGGGAGTCGAACCCGCGTCCGAGAGCGTTCAACGCCCGGATCTACATGCTTAGCTCAACGTTCGATCTCGTTCCGCGACAAGCACGATGGGCAAAGCGCACCGCGGAACCAGCCTGATTGATTTGACCTAGTACCGCCAGGCGGCAGTCTTCGGCGATCTCGTGATAATGACCCTACACCGACAAGCACGAGCACAAGTGGGTTCGGGGCTTACGCCTTAAGCGGCGAGAGCGTAGTTGTCGTCGTTGGCAACTAGAAGTTTGCTGCTGGATTTACGAGGAAAGCTGCCCCCTCGGCATGCACCAAGTCATCTCACTACCCCCGTCGAAGCCAGAACACCCCCGGGGAAAACGATATAACCTGCCGAGTATATGGGGACGACGGCACGATCATCAATCGAATCCGTGTCATTGTGGGCCGCAGATGGATAAGTCGCGGCGAAAAAGGCGGATTCGCCGGGGCCGCACGCGTGTTTCTATAGGCGCGATACGTTCCAGAGTACAACCGTTGCGGGCACTGGCATCGGTCATGCGGCGAAAGCCCCGGACTGTTGTTCGAGCCGCGACGCAACCTCTATACTCGACCGCTTACATGACCGCGAATCCGCCGCAATCGTGAGACTGATCTCGATGACCCGACTGCAACTACTCAGCTTGGCTGCGGCCACTGCCCTTCTAGCCACCGCTGGCGCGCATGCCGCGGGCGACAAGGCGGCCGGCAAAAAGCTGGTTTACACCTGCGCCGGCTGCCACGGCGTGCCCGGCTACAGCAATGCATACCCGCAGTATCCGGTGCCTAAGATTGCCGGGCAGAACGAGCAGTACATCATCAACGCCCTGCATGGCTATCAGAGCGGTGACCGCACGCACCCGACCATGGGGGCGCAGGCGCAAAGCCTGTCCGATACGGACATCCAGAACGTCGCCGCCTACCTTTCCAGCCTCGCTCAGTAGTCGTCAAGGACTCTTCGCATGACCCGTGCGCTCACCCTGCTCTCCTTAGGTGCCATCCTGGCGTTTGCGTCCACGCAGCTGCTGGCCAACGGCAATGCCGAGAACGGCAAAAAGAAGGCGGGCACCTGCTTCGCCTGCCACGGCACCGACGGCAATGCGGTCGACCCCCAATATCCGCGCCTGGCCGGCCAGTACGATGAGTACATCCAACAGGCGTTGCACGAATACAAAGACGGACGGCGCAACAACGCCATCATGAAAGGTATGGACGCGACTCTGTCAGACCAGGATATCGAAGACATCGCGGCCTATTTCTCAGGCCTGCCCACCAAGCTCGATACCCTGGAAGGACACGTCAGCGGCGACAAATAACTGCGCTGGTCGATCGGCGACGACATCGAAAAGGCCCGCAATTGCGGTAATGCTGTTCACTTAAGCATTGCATCGTAGCCAAGGCGTCCCAAGAATCCGGCCTTCACCTGTTGAAGGCCGGATTTTTTTGTGTCCCTGCAAAGTGTTCTGTTTGATATCGATGAGCTGCACTC